GATGAAATAGTAAAAAAGATTGAGAACAGAGAAGCACCTACAAAAGAAGAAGAGGGAAAAGAGTTTAAGTGGCTGCTTGAAAAACGTGATAAAGTCTATCAGTGGAACGTGTGCAACGAACTTTTTGAAAAAGGCACACTTACCGCGTTGGGGAATAGTGAATATAAAATAGGGAGAAAACTGTTTTATGCTGATAAAGAATATTACTATCCTTTTAAAGACAGCCTTGACGGAAACGGGAAGGAGCAACACAATTTTACAGGTGTTGAATATTACATAAAGAGTGTTGTGAACAATTGGACATACGGCGCAGAATGGCTTACAACTATGCAATTAACGCGAGGACAGGCGAAGGATGTTATTTACGGACATATTAGAGCTTTAGAAAAAGCAAACGTTATTTACAAGAAGAATAATTTAAATACAAAGGCGGTTACACCGATAGAGACGAATGCAGAAAGAGACGCTGCGGATAAAGAGTTGGAAGAATTTTATAAAATGCACATGGAATAGGAATGGCAAAACGAAACGGTATTGTTGCAAAAGAGCCGGTGTTATTTGTCGGCAAATTAGTATTTGACCGGAAGCAGATGAATACTTTCTTCCGTGATATGAACGGAGTGCTGCATGATTTATTGAAGATCAGTTTCTCCTCGAGAGAATTTAACAGCGAAGACGGTCAATTGACTTTACCAAAACCGGAGATAATAAAGGAAGATGGAAGCATTGAAGAAACGGGCGATGTATTACTTTATTCATATATAAACGGAAATGAAAACGACATAGTAATTATTTCATCGATCTACAATATCAAATTAAGCCATGTAGATAAACAGCTACGAATGGGAACGGACGACATTGATGCAATAAGGAAAAGAATTGGAGTAAGGAATAACAAAAAACGCTATTTAGTTATAAACGATGATGGTGCCGGTAATTATTATTTTTATCTAAAGGGGAAAGACAAAAACGGAAATGTTGGAGTAAAAATAACCGGTGATGGCGCCAAAAACGGAAATTTTAAGTTTGAATTGAATGGAAAATGTTTACTTAAACAGGTTGACGAAAAAGGGGGATTGATCAGCAAAATATTTTTAGATAATACTAAGGAGAATGAGAAAACAGTTATCGAAGATAAGTTTATAAACAAAATTGAGTTGAATAAGGATGGGGTAATACTTGAAACAGCTACCCTAAGACTAGGGAAAGATGAAACAGTGGCAAAAATTATGAAAGATTTAATAACCGAGATAAGGGCTATGAGCCAGGGCACCGCAACAGGTGGACCAACTATTAGTCCGCCGTTTAACGATACAAAGTTTGCGGCTATAGTAAGTAGAATTAGTAAATTTATGGAGAAGCAATGAGTTTAGCAACAGGTACTTTAGAAACTGCAATTAAAGCTGCTTTTAAAAAGCAACAAAAAGAACAAGATCCAGATAAAGCCGCCGCTGGAATAGCGGGGGATTTATCACTCGCATTTGAAGCTTTTGTAAAAAGCGGGAAAGTAAAGTTCGCAACGGGCAAAGTCACAGGGACCTCTCCCCCAGGGACTTCTGGAGGCCCAATAACAGCGGGTTCAGCCATAGACGGAGAAATTGAGTAAAAATTTAAAATTCAAGCCTAAGATTTTAGAGAAAAAGATTATTTAACGGATGTATTAAACAAAGTATTTGCCCTAAGTATTATTGCCGATGAAACTCTACTATAACATACCACAAATGCCTTATATCGTTTTTGAACTTTTAAAGATCAAAATAGATGATTATGTAGACGAGAACTACACCGCCGAGAGCATTAATACTCTTTATCTTCAAACTTTCCCCGAGCAATATGATTTTAGGTTAAGAGGCAGAGATGCCATGACGCAAACGGACAGCGAAGTGTTTATTAATAAATATGACTATACACCGGAGCGAATAAGTTTTAACGGAACATTCGGAGTTGCGAACCGCGGAATGGTGAGCGGATATAACCGATTAAAACAATTTGAGAAAGAAATTATCAGACGAAGTAAAACCGCAAGTTTACCAAATGGAGACGGGGAACGATTTATTTATGTTGTGAACTTTTACGGCTTTGAGTTCGGCAAGTTCGGCAACATAAATGTTTCTACGTGGAATACCCGCGGTAATGCAAGAGAGAATTCAGATCTTATAAAATATTCTTTTGAGTTTGATATCATAGGAAAGCTTGTAAAAACCAATTCAAAAGACCCTTTGTTAATATCTTTGAATGGGGTTTTTGGAGAAGACGGGCTTATTGCCGATGCCTTGGATTACGTTAATAACAACGCGTTAATACAAAACGTTTACCAGGGAATGGAATCGATTAAACAAATAGCAAGTTTGCCAATGCAGGGGTTAAGTTTTGTTTCGGATACCATCATAAACGCAGTTAAGGATGTGGGTAAATTTGTTACTACGGCGCCAACCGGGGGGATATTCTAGTGACGACTTACAATAAATATAAAAGCGATCTTGAAACATCTTTGCGGATAGTAACATATTTGATGGGAAGCGTTGAAGCAAACGCAACAGATGAATTTGACACTATAAATTATAGTGAGATACTATTCAACTTAAATTTGTTACAGCAACGTATAAAGTTGTTATTGGGCGCAAGCAAGTTTTTGAAAGTGAGCGAAGAGCAATTCTCTCAAATGTTTGAGGGAAAAGTTAATAGATTGGTTGAAGTTACTCACACGGTCACCGGGTATGATACTTTGATGAGTATTGCTAAAAAATACAACACTACCGAAGAAAAGATATTACAGAAGAATAATATTTTAAGCGGACAAATGGAAGCCGGGGTGCAGTTGACGGTTGAAATTGAATCGAGCAAAGGTTTAAATAAGATTTACAATGAAATAGCAACTTACGGCAGCCAGCTCGGGATGAATGTTTTGGGAACTGATTTACCAAATGAACTTGTAGAGGACGGCATTGGAGATCTGAAAATATTAACAAACGAAGAAACCGTTAGCCAGGGAGTGCAGAACAGAATTTATACAAAGGCCGGAGATTATCCGTTGGAGCCAAGTTTTGGGATAGGGCAATTAGCGGGAAGTGAAATAATACCAGCGGATTTGGCAAATGGAATGTTAATGCTAAAAGTAGTTGATCAGCTGGAAAATGATTTGAGGATAAGCGAAGTTGAAAGCGTAGAAATTGAGTGGGGCGGGGATGCTATGATAATAACCGCAGCAGTAAAAACAATTAATAATAAAATATTAGAGATAAAATAACGTTGAATAGTTAATATATAAAAGTAGAAATATAATAACGGAGATTAAAAAATGTCAAAAATAAGTGAATACCCGGAATTAGTAACCCCAACGGATGATGATCTTTTGGTTACGGTAAACGCCGGGGTTACGAAAAAAATAAAACGGGCAAACTTTTTAGGGAAGACTTTGAATTACATAGGGATTGCCGGGACCGCCGGATTTGGTGTTGGTATTTGTCCGAATACTTTGCCCGCCGGGATGCTTCCTCTTACCGGTTATGATGTGATTGGTAACGATCAATATGGTAACTACCAATACAGCGATGGTAGCATAATGGTTTGGGTACCGAAATTTTATTACAAAGTGTTGCATGACGGCTCTACAAACATTAACAAAGTACTTATTGCTTCCGTTTATGACTATCAAGACGAGACAGCGGCCAATACCGCCGGATATGCCTTACACCGCGCTTTTATTGATGGCGGAGTAATTAAAGACGGCTTCTTTATTGATAAATATAAATGGAGCTTAACTGCTTTTGTTAATGGTAGCGCGGGCATAGCCTCGTCTATCAAGAACGGTAATCCAATAACAAGTTCAAGTGAGGCGAATAGAGATGCGAGCAATTTGTATGCAGGTTCTTTCGCTGATTGCATTTCCAATTCCCAAACCCCGGCTGAAAATTACGGTGGCGCGTGGGCAGCTGCAAAGAGTAGAGGCGCTAACTTTGCTGTTTGGTCAATGTTCATTCATTCTGCAATTGCATTACTAAGCCTTGCGCATGGGCAAGCGGCAACCAGCACAACAAATTGCGCTTGGTATTTAACTAACAAAAATTACCCGAAAGGCCATAACAACTACGGCGCTGATATTGATGATGCAACTTGCACATTTGCCGTGTGCGATGATGGATATTGGGCGGCACGTAACGAAGCGCGTAAAAATGGAAGCGGAACTCTTTTTGCTAAAACAACCCACAACGGGCAAAATTGCGGCGTTGCGGACTTGCAGGGAGATCAATACCAAATAGCGCAAGGGTTGACGGCAATTGTATCAACACTAAATGTTAGCGGAACAGCAGATGTTGGCGGGACAGCGATAGAAGTTACTACGGATGCAGCGCATGGATTAACTACAAATAATTGGGTTATGCTAACAAGTGTTGGTGGGACAACAATATTGAACAGTAAAGTTTGGAAAGTAACGGTAACAGCAGCCGATAAATTTACAGTAGTATCCGGAGGTTTTGTTGCATGGACAAGTGCCGGGACGGTTACGAAAGGGAAATTCTATGCACTTAAAGAAAGTGTAGCGATAAAAAATGTAACGGGATCAAATGCCGGAGCAACAGACCATTTTGGGGCAACTGGTGTTGCTGCATTAATGGAAGAGATCGTTCCTAATTTTGCAAATGGCGGAGGTTTTGATCAAAGATTCGGTAATAGTACAAACCAAGTTTTGCCATTTAATACATCTCGTACAAATAACAGTTACAAGTTAGGCGCATTAGGTTTGCCAGACGTAAGCGGTATGAGCACGGGCGGGTCTAATTTATTTGGTTTGGATTATTTTTACCAATATTTAAGAGACGAACTGTGCCCGATTCTCGGCGGCTATTGGGATGATTCAACGATTGCCGGAGTGTGGATTGTCGCTTTGAGTTACTATCGAGCTTATTCGGCTGGTTATGTTTCGGGCCGTGCGTGCCTTTATGTTTAGATGCTTTAGCGAACGGTAGTGAGCGATAATTAAGAAGAACCAAGGAAATGGCAGAATATCATTTAATAGTAAAAAAGATTAGAGACATGATTGTTTACAACAACATCATGCTGAAGCAATTTCCGAAACATGAAAAATATTTATTAGCAAATAAAATAAGGGAGACCGGATATGACATATTTGAATCCGCCATAACAATCAACAAAAAGTTTCATAAGAAAACCACGTTTTCTGATTTGAACATAAAACACGAATTGCTAAGGCAATTTGTAAATCTTGCGGCAGAACTAAAATACATAGATCTGCAAAAGCATAGGGTATCTCAAACACACATAGACGAAGTTGGCAAGATGATAGGAGCATGGATAAAGAAAGAACTTGGAGACGATGAACAGAAGGGTTGATTAAAAACAAGAAAAAAGGAGAATATCATGCGATATTTCAAAGCTAAAAAAGTAGTTACAGAATTTACAACGCTAAGTTTTGGCAGCACAAACCAAGATGATAAGGTCATCCATTACGATGAAATAGACGGATTTGAATATTTGGGAGTAGAAAGCGTTGATGTTGATGGTTTATCGGTCCAGCAACCAGCAGAAATTGAAGCGGTTGAAATAACCTTTGCAGAGGCAAAACCGATACTTGATAACTGTCGGATGATGAATGATCTGAACGCAATTATCGAAAAGAAAATAGCGGAAAAATATTCTTTACCAAAAGAGATTAAGATGTTAAAACTCACAAAAACCGATCCTGAGCGAGTTACTTATCAACAATATGTTGATAGCTGCAAAACGGGAGTTAATTTACTTAAAGTTGCAAATGGATTGATTTAATGAAAACCCCAAATGAGATCTTAAAAGATTTAAGTGCTGATTTTATTGCAGGGCAAAGTAAGGTAACTTTCTTAGGACTAGAATCGGTTGCGCGGGGAATATTATCCGCTGTAAAGAATGTTTTATTTGAGTTGTGGAACGATTTGTTCCAACAAAAGCGGAAAATGTTTCTTGATACTTCCCAAGGAAGTGATCTTGTTGCTTTGGGGGCAAAGTTGGGATTAACTATAAACGGTGCATCAAAGAGTAGTAATATTCTATTATTTAACGGACCAACGGGCACCGTTATTGTCTCCGGCACCGCCGTAAAAAGCATTATAAGCGGTGAACAAGTTGTTACTACAGAAGAAATTATTCTTGGGAAAAGTAATTTGTTGGTTGGAGATGTAATTTCAAATAGTATCGGGAATGCAGTTCTTGCCGAGAGCAGCAACACCGGCAAAAACACAAAAGTTGGTGTAAATGAATTAACTCAATTAGTTGTACCAATATCCGGAGTTACAGTAACAAATTTAGTCCCTTCAGTTGGGGGAGAAGATGCTGAAAGCGATGAAGTATTTAGAGAAAGAATAAAAAATTATATAAAAGTGCTTAATCAAGGCACGAAGGGTTTTTATTCGGCTTTGGCAAAAACGGCGGAAAGCAGCATTAATAAAGTTTTGGTAAAATCAGATCCGGTGAATATGGGAGTAAAATTATATTTACTTAAAAACTCATTTGCGCAATATACAAATACAGAATTGCTTGCGATTGCAGCAAGTGTTTATGATAATCAACGCGCCTGCAGTAATGTAAAATGTTTGAACGTATCTATAAAATCAATCAGCGTTGTATTTGATTATGAGGGAGATGGGACAACAAGCCAAGACACGGCATTTAGTTTAGCCGCTTCCGGGATAGCAAATTACATTGAATCGAAAGTGGATTTTGCAGCGACAATCATTTACAACGATATTCTAAACATTATTTTAGATACAACCGGAATAAAGAAATTGGATTTAAGATCATTACTTGTAAATAATTATCAAGCAGATATTTTATGCACGGAAATTGAAGTGCCAAGATTCACTTATTTTAAAATTACCGATACAACCACTGCTTTGGTTACAATAAAAGACTTAAACCAAAAACTGATATTGGCACAATGACAATAGAACGACTAAAAGATAAAGTCATAAAGTTTACTCCAACGTTTGTGAAGATAAACGAAATATTGACAGGGTTGTATGTGTCTATTGCAACATCGGTTAGTTATGTCTTAACAGAAATTGAAGGTTTGCCAAACGCAGATTGGACCGGGAAAGGGTTGATAAAGAATTGTGAAGAAAGTGGAATTATTAACACAAAACGAAGCGAAGCAAGTCTTAAAACTGATTTAGCAAATAGATTTCCGATTAATCTAAAACGCGGTACTGAAGATGGAATTATAGATGATGTAAGTAAACTGTTAAATGTTAATAATGCGGTTGATCTTGATATACAGTTTTACAAATTCGACGAAAGCGGGATAATTGTTGGCAGCACTATTGTTTCAAATGCAAATTCAATTGTAGGGAGCAATAAAATAATTGTTGCCGAATACATCCCCAAAATATTAGATGAAACCGCAAGCCCTATTTTGGATGAAGACGCAGGGATGATGGGGCAGGAGGATAAAGAAATATTTAATTTTTACAGAAATGAAATTGAAGAACTAATACCCATTGACACAGAATTAATTTTGGTAGACTAATGAAAACAAATATAAAAAACGGTTTAAAATTAAACGGCATCGAGTTATTAAGATTCCAAGAATTGATAAATCGCAATCATTACAATGGGCTAGATGCTCTTGTTGAAACTTACGGATTATTGGTGAGCAAAACCGATATAAGCACTTACGGAGCAGAATGGTTGACACAAAAAGTAAGTGATTGGTATCTTGAAATTAGCCCAGGGAAAGGCATAGTGAAAGGACCGGACGGGAATCCTCACAAGATAGCGTTGACATCTCCCTTTAGCATTGGAGTTTCAACGTATTCAGCCGGAGAATATAAACTTTTGGTTAGCTTTGCGTCAACTAATTATGAAGAAGGAATAGTAAACATATCAAACGAAAGTGATATTGTTTATGGCGAACAGACAAAGTTTACAGAAATATTTGGAGTGAACAGAAAAATTATTATTAGCAATGTTGCTTACAATATTCTTTCGGTACAATCAGATAATCAACTAACGTTAGAAGAATCTTATGTTGGGGCAGAGGTTATGGATGCACAGTTCAAAGTGGGAGGGTGGATTATTCCAGACCCGGGAGTAGCGGACAGCATAATTTATGAATATGACACACTTGCTTTTAGATTAACAACCGGCGCACCAACGGCAATAGAATATAAACTTGCCGATATTGTGATAGGAGGAACAGAGATTGAAAGCGTTACAGACGCAAGATCGGTGAATATATTCAAGTTGTTTCTAAATACTCCAACAATTTTAGGAACACCGGCAAGCACATTCCAGGTTGGGGGGAGATATGTTGAGTTGGAAGAGGATATCCCACAGCCTATTGTGAATTTAAGAATAACCGATATTACAGGGATTAAACTAACATATGTTGAAACTGCTGATAATATTAGAGATAAGATTAGCGATGAAGCCTTTTCTTATTCTGCCAATAAACTTAGGATATTTTTCAAGTGGGGATATGATGATGTAGTTGGAACCGGAGCGGTAAACACTTTTACCATTACCAATAAAACTTTTACGCTAAATGAATTGGAAAATTATTTTATTTATATCCCTCTCTTGTCGAAAAAACTTCTTATTGAATCCAACTTAGCAACGGTAGGCGGATCAACTGTTTTAACCGTTAAGGAAGAAGGGGGAGGAGATTGGGACGGAATCGGAGTAGTGGTTACATCCGAAAACCCGGTAATAATTTACAATGGAGCGGATGAATATAATTTTGTAGTGGTTCCGCAGCTTAATTCGGTTTATGACTACGCCGGAGCAGTCGAAAAGAATATAAAATTTACTTCGGGAAGAGCACAAAACATTACCCTAGACCTTGAAATCGGGACCAAATATCTTGTGAAAGCAAGAGCCGGTGCGAAAGGGAAATTTAATAATTTCGTTGAAATGAGCGCGGGTACTTTCACTAAATATTCCGCTAGTCAATCTTATGCGAAACCATTTTTAGTAAAGCATCCGGACATTCCAACTGCGGGAGCGGTTGGTTCTGTAGCAACAAGAAATGGTTTTAGGGTAGATATTTCGGGTTGGAGCGAAGCAGAGCAATTTGAGATTGTTTACACTACAAAGAACAGCGGTGCGAGTTTTACCGATGTTGAACAAGAGCATAGAACAATTTATAACAGTAAATATGCAGGGCATAAGTATTTAGATATTCCAACTTCCATAAGTGCAAATTATAATATTTCGGTAAGACCTTTAATAGCCGGTCAGCAAGTTTCAGCGCCATTAACCACAAGTGTGGTTTCGGGAAGTGCCGGAAATTTGCCAGGAGATCAAGTTATTACAAGTGTCTATATTAATCACAGAACCTTTAGCGGTTCACTGAGTTGGAACAATTCGCTTGGTATTGGTACATTATCAACCGTGGTTACCCCGGCATCCGGTACGCAATCAGTAACAAGTTTGCCGGAATTAGAAGGCTGTATATTAACAGACAGCGCCGGGCATGATTTTATTATATCAAGCGTTCTTAGCAGTTTATCTATTGAACTAAGTAATTTGGCTGGTGCAAGCTTTACACCGGCGGACGGAGCGTTTACAATTGGAGTAAGTGAAAGGGGAAGATTAGCATTCCAAAGCAACAAGGCTACAATCGATTATGAGATTGTCCGTGTAGATATTGATTGCGACGTGAAAAGAGGCGAAAATCTAACGCTAAGAATTTATCAAATTGCAAATAAAGCGAGTTATGATTCAATCGTAATTACAACCGGGGATACACCGTTTACTATGGATTGCGATGTGCTGCTGTTAGGAGTGTTCGGAGATCGTAATTTAGCGATAGATTTTTTTGATCCGGCAACTAGCGGAGCCTTAAACAAGGGATGTTTTTCCGGGCAAATTACGGTTTTTGCAAGACCCGTTTTTACCCGTATGGATGGACCAACGGTTGTACAATAGAGAAAATTATAAATTATGATCACACAATTTAATATAGCGGATACAGTTAAAATATTTGGTACAAAGCGTTATGGCAACGGTTCACCAAATATTGCTTGTTTGGTTATTTTGTTTAGCGAGGTTACGGGCTTAGAAGCAGCAAGAACTACAACAAACAAGTTAGGTTATTACGAGTTTGTGTTCAATATCTCCGGTTTTGTTTTCGGTAATTACCAGGTACAGTTTTACGGAAGTGACACGAAACAAAAGTGGACACCATTGGGAGATTGGGAGATAATTCAAATCGGTGACCCGAAGGAGACAACATTAGTTTTTAACCAGCTTCCAACGGTTGTAATAAGTGAAAGCACAACGGCACAAGATAAGACAGTCGACGTAAATAAAAATGAAATGACAACTGTTAAAATTGATCTGAGCAATATTGACATAAAGAGTGGGGAAATAGCCTTGTTGATAGTTTTCTGTATGGAGCATACCGAAGGATTGACCGAAGAGCAGAGAGTTGAAAAACTGAGATTGTTCAGGAGTTTCAAAGTTCAAGCAATTGATGGAGTTACTGAGTACACATTTAAGAATGAGATAAAACTTTATGATAAACCGTGTTATTATGATTTCAGGGTGCAGTTTATAGGCAGAAATTTACTCTATAGCCCGGATGCAGAGGGGAAACCAGCAAAGATAGACTTGGATAACGTTGGGTTTGATGGTTTGGAAGATCTAACGGAATATTTCGGTGTTTATAATGCAAGGTTGATTAATGGGGTTGAGGGAGCAGATGCAGAAAGTATATTTGCTAAAATCGATTGGCTAGAGTTTAGAAATCAATCAAAAACGTATTTCGATGCGGCAAGAGAAGTTAGAAGCGGATTTGATGATAGCGTAAAAATGTTAACATATAATCAAACACGGCTAATAACTTCTTATGTTGTTTATCTGTTTGTGAGCGAGAGTAATACGTTGCCGGCAAATCTTTATCCCGGGAATGGAGATTTATGGTATTTCTGCGGAGAGTTTAGTTCGAACTCGGCAGAGATAAGATGCCCCGTTGGTAAATGGTGCGGGTTTTGGGTTGGATTTAGGCTAAGAGATGTTAAAGAAAGTGGAATCAATAAGAATATACTAAGTTATTAGGAGAAAGAGATGTCAACAACAGACGGTTTTATAGGGATGTTTAGGGTACCTGAACCAGGAGTAACTGTACCAAAAATTACAGACATTAGTGCCGCTACAATTGTAGTAACTGAGATTGTGGAACTCATAGGATCAAGAGCATTCCCTAGGGCTAAAATTGATATAGGTAATGTGGACATTGTGGAGGGAGCAATAACCGGCGTGTGCATTGAATATCAACTCAGTACGGGCACATGGCAGCCTGATGAGGTGACTATAGTATCGACATTTCCGGTTAGTTGGTCCGGCGCAGATCAAGGCGGAACATTTAAAATCGGGGGGATACAGTATGTGGAAGAAGGGTTAAATAGTGATTTCAGAGTTTACTTCATTAACACCGACGGAGAAAAAGCTGTAGATTTAGCAACAGGAAAAGTTATTGGAGTTGCTCCTACGGCAGGAGCTGGTTGGTTGGAAATTGATGATGTTACTTTTGATGGGCATCCGGATCTTGCAGAATTTCCGATGGTATTAGACTTGCGGGCAGTTAACGCTTCTAACACCGAAGGGATTCTTTCTTTTACAACACCGGCGAACATTCCAAATTCCGGCATAATGAAGCTTGCATGGAAAGACATGAAGAGGGAGATAGCTAAAACTGCACATCCTATGGCAAATGGGACAACTGCCAATGTACCGATTGAAGCCTGGAGAAAGTTTGACAAATATATTGTATTTATGTTCATAGCTGCTACCGGTATCCCTTCGACCACATATCCGTGGAGTTCTGAAACTACCGGGACCTGGTATGCAGTAGCCGAAACGGCGAACAATTTTATTGATATAGATTGCCCTAAGAATAAAAAGATATGTTTTTGTGTAGCTTGTAAATTGTGGTTGTCCGGAGATACTACTGTAATTGGTGGTACATCCACAACCGCAGCATTACCCAATATTGCATATGTAACATATTAATAAGGTTAAGGAGAAATACAATGGCTAATTTAAATTATGTGTTTTATACTAAGTTTTATAAAAGCGTTCCGTTATTTTTCATACAACAGAACAGTGAAGGAAAATATTATTCGGTTGCGTTAAATGATACAGAATATATTGTTTTGTTCCGTAACGAACACCAAGCAAAGTTATTCAGAAAAGAAATTGGCTTAGAAGAGAATTCAGTTATTCTCTCAAAGAAATTTGATGAGGAGAAGGCTATTTTAATAACTAATGTAAAGGGATTTATAAAGGATATAAAGTTAGAAGATGAAGAGGAAAACAAAATCCATCTAAATAATTTCTACAAGAGAAAGTTAAAGAGATTAGTGGAAAACTTGGATGCTGAGTATTCCGAGATCAAAGCTTTCCATTTGGACGAGAATGAAAAAGAGCCAAGTGACAAGTATAAAAGCTTGCTGGTAAAAACAGTAGAAATTCAAGGAAGCATTTTCAAATTGAAAAAAGAATTTAATTTTTTGTTAGAGGTGTAGCTTGTCAACAACAGACGGTTTTATAGGGATGTTTAAAGTTGATAATACTGTTGTTGACTTGCAAAACAAAACCCAAAAATTATCGGCCAGCGGCAATGTTGCAGCGCCAATACAAATAGCTACGGGGGGAAGATTTGAAACCGCAGTTTCTTCTGAAGTGACAGCCGCAGTTACAATACCTACTACAGGGACTGTAACAGTATTTTTAAATGACACTTCAAACTTCCCTCCAAGTGGGACAGCCAATGCGGAGACGGCAACCGGTTTACAAGCTTTTACCTATACAGGGAAAGATGATGAAATCTCCAAATTAACAGGATGCGTTACAACGGCATTGTTAGGAGGTGCTGTTCCATTAGCGGTTGGTGATACTATCACGATAGGTTCTGCCCTTGGACTGCTTTATTCTTTAGGTTTGAAAGTGCTGAATGGGATAATAAAGGGGACTAAAATAATTGGTTCATCCTTAATAAGTTCTATAATTGAAACCGGAGAATCCAGCAATAAAATAGGCTTATATAGTTCTGATAATTCTCTTAGGTTTTATACTTTTTACTATAATGGTTCTCCAATAACAATCAAAACATGGGATCTTGAACATCCGGGGTATTATGAACGAGGGATAAAAATGGTGAACCCTGCAAGCGGAACTATATTAATAAAAATAACCACCGGTGGAGATGGAGCGGTCACTTATTTTGAAACTATCGAGATAAATTCATCGGTTCAAATAAATGGTGATTTGCATGTTGCGAATGAGTTAGCTGTCGGGGCTAGAAAGTTTCTTGTAAATTCATCAGGACAAATAACTTTAGTAAATAATATTGGCCCAACGGCTAAAAAAGTATTAATAGGAGACGGGACAAGTTTTACCCCAAGGTTATTAGCTCTTGCAGATTTACCCGCAGTAACGGCTAACAAAGTTTTAATTTCTGATGCAAGCGGATATGTTACTACATCATCGGTTAGCAATGTTGCTCTCAGTTATTTAGATACAACGAGCAGCATACAAACACAATTGAACGGGAAAGTAAAGTCTTATGATGTTTATAATGGTTACTCTGAAGCTGCAACGGCGGACAATGCAACGGCGGCAACTATTGGGATATGGTCACAGTCAACTGGCAAGGGGTTAAAATTAAGAACATTTTATCGACATAAAGTCGGGAATTTAAATTTACGGATACTCGGGAATTTAGGAGGGGGGACAGAGGGAGTAATGGCAACGATGTATTTAAAGGTTGGGGCGCTAACTGAAGTTTCAGTCGCGTATAGTGTGCCGGCAGGGTTAGCTTATTCGCTTAAAAATGTTGTAGCCGGGGTAAGTGATTTAACAGATGGGAATGTTTATGAAATCTTAGTTTCTTTGGAGGATACATCAGTAGTTGGCAATGCTTATTTGAAAAAAGACATCGTCATTTCAGTAGAAAATTTTTAAAGGTGATTTATGAAAAATGTAATATTAATTTGTTTGTTTGTTGTAATGGGAGTGTTGGGGTATTTGTATTTTGACAACCTTTCCTTACTTGACGATCAGGATTCTAAAATTGAGGCTCAACTTAAAGAGAATGCAAAAATTTCAGCAAAATATGATTCACTTACCAGGGCTAGAAAAGATAGCATTATAACGATAGACCATTATATTTACGCTGAAGGGAAAAAGAAAGAGGAAGCGAAGGAAGAGATACAAAACACATCCAATGTTGATAGTGTAATTGCTAATTATGAAAAGTACCGGCCCGGAGAAAGCGGGATGAAGGCAATCGACAGTAATAGTATTACCATAAGCAAAGATGAGGCGAAATTTGCTACGGGAAAGTATATTGATTTGAATTTTCTTAACACTATTAAGGTGCCGGGCATTGAAGAAAAGATAGGGATGCTGAAAAGGGTTGCAGATGATAGAGATTCAGTAATTTTTGTTAAAGATAATTCGATATCTCTTCTAATGGATGAGGTTAAAAACTTAACCCCATCATTTTGGAGTAAGGTGATTAAGTGGATAATAATACTTGGTTCTTTCGGGGCTGGTTATTTACTTGGGACATGATTGCCCCATTTTGCCCCCGAACGGAGAAACGGGAGAGGGAATAAGAGTTACTATATATTTATACTTATGTGTTAACGTTTAGAAATTTGGAATAAAACGTAATTTTCGATATTTTTGTGAGGCTTAAAAGATACGAATTTTCTTGACGTGCAGAAGGTCATAGGTTCGAATCCTATAGAGCCCACAAAGGATAAGTTATTATAAAATAGACAATTAAAAGCTCTCACAATCAAATCCATCTTTCTCGTTTGCCCCATTATTGCCCCGCTTCTATTTGAAATGTAACCTTTTCTAAGTCTTTTCGCATCTCATCTGTACTAATTCTCCGGTAGTGTTTCGCAGCGGTTTCCGCTGAATGGCCTACTAATTCCGCAATGCTTTCCACCCGGGCAGATTGTTCAAAGGCGATTGTTTCAAATGTTTTTCTAGGAGTACGAAGCGTATAGCCCTTGCCAGTGAGTTTAACATCTTTCCCCGCTAAAAATCTTCTAAATGCCGTTCCCATTTCATCCGTACTGGAATAGTTTATTATTCTTCCATGTTTTACTTCTACAATTCTTTTTGCTAGAATTGGAAGAAGCTTGGAATGAATGGGCCGGATCTTCTCAATCTTACCTTTTTGGGAATAGTAAAGAAATATCCCCTTAACAAGGTCAATCTCTTTTACTTCAATTTTATAAATATCAGTAGGGCGTAAACCGGTATAGAAGAGCATATACATCATAGTTTGAAAATTCGTGTTTTTCTTTTGGAGAGCTGCAAATATTTTAGCAATATCTTCAGTTGAAAAAACAATTATTTTGGAGATCTTCGGGGAAGTGATAACATCTTTGTTCAACCTAAAAGCATTGGGGATATAACCGTACTCGAATAGGAAGTTTAGGAACCTCTTCATGTTCTTGCAGATGTTCGCTTTTGTGTTATGCGCGTACTTCCATTCTTTAACTTCATTGAGAAAATCTTCTACGGAGTATTTTGTAAGTATCGAACAATCGGAATCCGGAGGAAAAGCTTTAATGAGCTTGGAGAAGAAATTATTATACTCATAAATAGTTTTACTGTTTTTCTGTTTATTGTTTCTTAGGTAATGATTGAATGCAGATTGGAGGGGAACGTTTGATGAGGGCAGCTGAGGATTTGCGGTTTTCTGCATCCGTTCATAATCGAAAATAGTTTGAAACTGACTTGCCAGGTGTTTATCCTCTTTGAGAATTCCGGTAGATTTTTCTATCCGTTTCCCATCCTCGATATATCGAATATAAATATAGGGAGACCCCTTTTTATCAAACCGGAGTTTACTTTTGCTCATAATTCAAACTAACTTGTGTATTACCGTTTGGAGTAACAGCGAAATAATAATTAATTATTAGATGATCACGAAAAACATGGACGGTCCGGATCAGATTTTTTAACACTACACGTTGCGCTTGGACCGTCATTCCTTCAAATCTACCGAACTTGAATTTGTTAAAATCAAACTTTTCTGTTTTTATTCTGAATTGACTCTCTACTTCAGAAAGTAAAAAGTTTAGCTTTTTAATTTTATCCGGACTAAAAGAGAGAGAACTGTTAATTGTTTCAATTAATTGTGTAGTCTCTTTTTGTAAATCTTTTATAATTTTTCCACCAGCTAAGACTATTGCATTTTCTCTAGCCTTGGTGTACTGTTTTATCTTTGCAACGTTTATTCTCTGTGAAGTAACATTCTCCAGGATAAGATTATTTACAAGCTCTTGCCGGACAAGTTTACTGTTGGGGCATGATGTTGTACCATGAATTTCCTTATTCGCGCAGTTATAATAAAAATCAGTTGTCTTTGTTTTTAACCGTTTAACGTAGGAGGCCTTTTCCGTGCTATTGCAGTGACCGCAATAAGCAATGTTGAGATCAGAGATTAGGAATACATTTTTACGGGGGCGAGGAACAGATTTTACCGCACCGATCAATTCAATAAATTTTTCTGATTGTTCCGGAGTAATAATGAGCCCCCAATTGCCGGAGTGTCCGTTTTCATAGAGTCCGGCATAGAATTTTAATCTTGCAGCTTTTAGCATATAGCCAATAGATGTAAGAGACCATTGTTTCTTTTTACGAGTAACATACTTAGCCGGTTGCTCATTTAAAAGTCTAATTATTTCCTTTGGTTTTTTCCCTCCCTCAAGTGACTTAAAAATAAAGAGAAGGGTATTTTTTTCACTGTTGTTGATAGTAATAACTTTATTTGCCTTATCCCATGTATACCCGAAAGGGGCGGGACCGAAACGTAGTTTCTTCATTTGAACTCCTTTGAATGTTAGTTCTTATAATATTTTATGTGTTAAAGACTCAGAGAATTATTCTCTTTTATTTATTTTCAATACCATTAACACTAAACCAATTATTATTACATAAAGCCCGGCATTTGAAACTTTTGCCATAAGCCAAACACCAAGCGCAATTAATCCAAGTCCATAAATACGTGTAAGCCCTATCGTTACCGCAGATCTCCCAACGCTTGACAACCTTGGAGCGCCGCAATGAGGACAGGCTTTAGCATCGGTGCTAAGTTCTTTGTCACATTCTAAACATTTTACAAGTGCCATTACTTTTCTCCCTTTGAACGTTGTTCTTTAAATATTTTGGTTTTCTTTTTCCCTTCATCGATTTTGTCCATTATTGCGTCATCTTGAATTACAAGAATCATGTCTTTATTGCTATAAATTTTCAAATCGAAACGAATTTTAATATTATCAAAGACCCAAAGTAAATGGCTTAAACTAGGGTCATGTTTCGATTCACCCATTCTTCTTGCGAGGAGATTTGCGAACGCCCATGAAGCATTTTTCATCCCCGCGGCTTTCCCATCGTAATAAGTAAACGACATAGAATACAATTTGTTTTCATAAAATTCAAAAGAAGCATCTTCCCATCTATTAAAAAATACAAATCCCGATCTTAAGTTAGGGACAGAATAGCTTTTTGCGCCGATAGTAGCATTAAGGCTTTTATATTCACGCGCTGAAGGATACATTGCTAAAAAACTTTTAAGCGTACACCCAAGTTTTACTTTCTCAATTTCGAATGATTGAGCATTTTTTTCGTAATCAGTTAATTGTGCAAACCCAACAATAAGAAATACTACTATAAAAATAATTACTGTTTTCATGTTTGCCTTTTCTTTTTGATTAATTCTTCTTCTAGTTGTTTTATCCGTCTTTCTTTTTCGGTGAGTTGGAGTTTGAGCATTTCGATTAAGTCCTCGTATGGTTTTATAACCCTTTCTAATGTTGAACTGGTGATGCCGTTATAGTTATTATATTCTTTTGGCTCACCAATAAAGTTCCCATTCATCCCGTTCCCCTCAGTTTTTTTCTGGAAACTTTCATCGTGGACAGTATAACTTTGGGAGGTGGGCTCAAATATAGGCTGCAGATCATCAATAATAGCTAAACTTCTGGCTAAAAAATTAATCCCCTCAACAATTTTAACTCGATGTTCTGGCTTGTCACTATCAAGCCAGATATCTAAAGTCGCCCGGGACACCTTCATAGCTTTTGAGAGCTCAACTTTATTAATTTTTTTTTCTTTTATAAACTCTTGTAAATTAAGCACTTATGTATAATCCTATAAAATAATATACAATTTAGTAAAAATTAACTTGACAATAACGCATAATAGTATTAAGTTTACAACGCACTTAAATGAAAATAAAACAAGGCAAACAAAATGAACAGCACAGACAAAAAACAAAAACAAGAAATTTGCACAGAGATCAAAAAAACAGTCGAGCAATTAAATGCGCAAATAACTACTGCGGCAAGTTTAGGGCTGCAAGTGCTTATGAATAAGCATTCTTATTTAGCAACAAGCCCCAATATGCCGCAATCGGTTAAAATAGTTGAAGAAACAATTTATTGTGAAATAAAACCACAGTCCACGATTTTACCACAGGCGCTTATTGCTGAAGAAGAGAGACCAACAGATCAATCTTCTTCTCTAAAGATTTAAATAAATCAGTGGTAGCAAAATATTCAATGGTGTTAACAACTGCTCCACATGATGAACATTGAACAAAGTATTTTGGACTAGCGTTGTTACGAATATTGGCTTCTACAAGTTCAAAACTTGTATCATCACACTTTGGACATTTAGAAGTAGCCATAAAAAAAAGTCCCTTTAAAAATAGAACATTAATTAAACAGAGTTAAAAATGAATTTAGAACAGACACAAAATAAAAAAGACTACCGCAAACCGCAAACTATATTTTCCTTGCAGGAGCGGGAAGAGATAAAAGCCAGAGCCTACAATTTATTGCAAGACGTTAAGGACGGGGTACAGATTTATCTTGCCGATATGCTTTTCGTTTCAAAGAACAACATCAACATGGCTTTTGCCGGGCGGAACATGAAACTTATGGCAAGAATTAAACAGTTTGTTGAGGCTTACGAAAGTTCACCGGATAACGCCGCCGCTTATGCAAAACAATTTCAAAGAGCTATATGAAACATAACCTAACACATGAAAAATTCCAAGTATTAACGTTCGAGCAACGTTCGAGCATCTTCTTCCAGGGTAAAAAATTAAAAATTTACCATGAAGGGGGAATGGATTGGTTTGATCTTGACAATATAACGGTCATATTACCCAATACCCATGCATGTAGTAGCGAACAAGCGAGTATGCCCGCAGGTAGAGCAAACGCTAACAATAAAGGCTACAGTCTTTTGGACATTTGCTTCTGGGGTAGCACCATTCTCAGATTTCGGTATAAAGACCGGAACGGTAAGAAAGCTGTCCCCAAGGGTGTACTTACCCCCAAGACATTGATTGCATTGATTTCTGATTTGATTCTTCATAAACCAAGCGAGAACGAGTTGTCTATCTTGTGCAGAAAGTTTCATATAGAACTCCTTAAAGAATATTGATGGTAAATATAAATAATAAATTCAAAGGAAGATAAACAATGAACATGGAAATATTTAGGGAATTTTGGCCGTCATTTGCTACCGGGGTTGTCGTCGGGATGCTGTTTATTCTTGCTGCTTGTGCCTATTATTTAATTAAAGCTGATAAGGACATAGAGAGATTAGAGAAATCAAGGGATACCGAGCGAAAAGAATGTGCAAGGCTTACCAAAGAAACCCAAGCACTCCGTGAAGCAAACCAACAAATAGCTAAGGAAAATTTCGAAGAAGGACTTTTGAAGGGGAAGTATGAATATTTTTTGAATGAGGTTAAAGCATGAGAAGTGAATTAGAAATTAGGAATTACGAATTAGGATTAGCCTCCCAGCCGGTTGAAAGTGAGCAGGTTTGCGAATCGTTTGAAGCCGCCATGCATTATGATTGCCGGATTTGTGCTAAAGAATGCCAATTTAGAAAAGGACCAAGTACAACTTCGGAAAGAATTGCGGTTGCTTGCTGTATGCTGTTTTGTGCAATCATTGCTATCACCGGGATAATTCAAGGAGTAAATTATTTAATGGAGAAGGTTTTATGAGCAAAAAAGATTTTAGAATTTTCTCTACTGTTCAATGCACCGAACCGGGATGCACGGCAAAGATTAAACAGAATGTGATAGATCGGAAACCGGACGCGGATAAGTGTTTTAGGCATTGGCCATTCGCAAGAAGAAACCGGTGCAAGAGTAAAACAACAAATGACAATCTCCAAACAACAAATTAGAATAAAGGATACGGGAATGAAATATTATTTAACAAATCTATTTTATACGATTTTCAATAAGTGGGGAAAGATACTTTTTAAAAATTTTCTTGACGTTGTTGCTATTAAAAAATTTGATACTTATTACATAAAAACCACAGCATCAATTGTGGAATACTCAACAAGAAAAGGGTTGAAGGCATACCGGAGTTTTGTCCAAATAAAATATACGGAATTTGGAGAATATCCTTACAGAAGCGAAACTATCCAGAATTTTAATGGGCTTGGAATATCGGTTGTTTTTTATTGGAATATAACTAGAGCACAGTATGGACAAATAAAAACTTTTCTATGTTCATTTGCCCCGGAAAAGGGGGGACAGAATGAATTAGAGAACTTACTGATACTACTATTCAGCAATGAATATGAAAAAGCGTTTGAGAGATTGAACGACATTACAAAAAGAAGTTTGGAAAAGAAATCAGAACTTGAGGCAAGTTATAATAAAGAAATAAATCTTGAAAAGAAAGATCTTCTAAGCTATCAGATTAAACGTATTAAGATGAAATTTACTCTTCTTGATAAGATTCAAACTGAATTATTTTCTCCTCGGTTTGAACAATTTATCTCTCAAGAGAAAAAAAGAAATTAAAAGGAGTCCATCATGGGAACAATCCGGCACATCGTAGCAAGTAATGTTCTAGTTCTTGAAAGAGTAAGAAAGGATCACGGTAATGTTCCGGCGCTTGCGGAGAATATTAAAAGTGAAGGGTTACACAACCCTATACATGTAATTGAAAGCAGAAACGGGCAATACGTGCTCTTAGCGGGGGAAAGACGGCTGAAGGCTGTCTTACTACTCGGTGAGCCGTTAATCGCTGTTAGAGTGATTGAGAAAGCAATTAGACCGGAGAATTTTTACGCATTCCACCGTGATTACCAAACAGTGGGAATAAACAGAAACCAACCAAGATGCGGACACGTACTTATAAAGATTAACAATTAAAAACTAAAGGAAGAATTATGAAGACGAAAATCAAAAGAACAATCACAGGGAATGGTAAGCGTTTGTTAATACCAGAAACATTCAAAATTGAAGACCTCCTCCAAGTCCCGGTAATTAATATTCATGCGTCGAAGGATAAACTTGAAGCAATAAATGAAGCAAAAGACTTATTAGCGCTTAGTATTGATAGACTTGAGATCATAGTAAATGAGATTGAAGACGGGACTTCTGCTTCTCGTGAAATTGCGAAGAGGTTAGTTCCTTTAAAGTCATTTTCTATATCAAGTTTGTTAGGCAAATTACCATCAGACTTATTGGGAGAACGAGAAAGAATAGAAATACTCGGCAGCAGAATAAAACAACTTCTTTTCGATTTATAAGGGGAAAATATGCTAGTAAATATTGGTGACATCATTATCCGAGAGGATAGAATAAGAAAAGATTTTGGAGACATTTCGGAATTAGCTGAGGATATTCTGGTAAATGGTTTGATCAATCCGCCGGTAGTTACGCCGGATTTGGTTTTACTTGCCGGTGAAAGAAGGATGAAGGCGATGAAGCAGCTTGGATATAACCAGGTTGAAGTTAGGACGTTAACCGTAAGAGATTACGAACACCGGTTAATGATTGAAATTAGTGAAAATGAAAACCGGAAGAATTTTTCGTTTACTGAAAGAATGGACTTGGCAAGGAGGCTTGAAATAGTTGAACGGGAAAAGGCACTTGAAAGAATTTTAGCCGGTAAAAAGACGGCTGACGACCCTACGCCAACATTGGCGGAGGGTACAGAAAAGGGAGAAACTAATTTGAAAGTTGCCGTAGCCGTTGGATTAGGTGGAAAAGAAACATATCGTAAAGCTAAAAAGATAATGGAAGAAGCCGATCCGGAAACGATAAAGGCGCTGGACGAGAATCAGTTAAGTATAAATGGCGCATATATACAACTCAAAGCAAAATTGGCGGAGAAGGAAGAATTGCTCTCGAGCAAAGATACAATGATCCAGAACTTGATGAGTAAAAAAGGGGGAAAAGAAGCAGCGAAATCACTTGAAGAAAAGAATGATGAAATTCTAAAGTTGAGACGCGACTTAAAAAAGGCGGAAACGGAATTAGAAGATTTGCAGGAGGTAAAAGCGCAGAAAGATGAACTGAAAACTCTTCAAAATAGCATTGAAAAACTGAAAGAACGTGAAAGTAAAGCCATCCAAGAGTATAAGGAGATGGGGAAAATTTTCAGCTGGATAGACCGGGCAAAAAAATATATCGGTGACGAGATGTTACAGATACCAACGCTAATGTATTTGCCGGAAAGCCCAAGCCAAATAGTTAAGGAAGAAGTTAAGCATATCCTCCGGGTAGTAAGTGATTGGAGTTATGCGATGAGACAAAAATTTCAAATAGCGGAAGATGAGTAGTTATGAATAGCGGAAATACTTCACTAATGCCAGTGTTAGATGTTACTAAAATTCCTACGAATGTGCTAAAAGATTTAGCTTTTAGTTTGCAGGGCGAACTGATGAAGCGGACGGTAGCCGATGTTGAGGAATTTAAGGCAAAGACCGCTGAAACTATCAATACACAGCACAATGAAATTGAAAAACTTAAAAATAATTTGGACGCGCAGAGTGAAAAGGTGTTTTTTATTCATGCACGGAGCGCGGACGAAAAGTATTTGACAATGCGAATGTTAGGCAACAGAAATATTCCTCCTATTGCTAACAAGATGACGCGGTTATTACAGTACGCGGGAATATTGCAGATAGGGAAATCGATTCCATACAGCAACGCATTAGCAGGAAAAGGACCAATTGCGATAACGTACAAAATCTCAAACGCGCAGGGCTATGAAGGTTTAGGTTACAAATTCCACGAGGCGAGAACGTGGGAGATCATTCACAAAAAATTAAAGAAAGATGAGTTGTTCAATAGTTTTATGAATTGTTCAACAAAGGAAGAGTTAGATAAATTCATCGGTAAACTACCGATATTATACAAGTAATAAGGTATAATAACTATGTTCAATAATCAAAGGAATAAAGCAATGAGCGGACTAATTTCGATCTTCGACACGATCCCGCACGGAATTTCCTTTGCTACTATAGCGAGGGAAGATAGACCCCACGGACGGGTTCCGGCAACAAGTTTCACCAGAATATTTGTTGAGAATAAAATGGGGCGCTATACCGAAAAATCTAAAAACGTTCTCAATAGGTTTTGTCAAAATCTTAAAGAAGAAATTGACATGCACATCCAAGTAAGGAGAGCAGAAAAAGGAGATCCATTTTTACCGGCGCAAGAAGTAAGGGAAGAATTGGCAACAAAGCTATGCGTAAGCGAACAAGCGCTAAGGGCATGGTCTAATCCTTGCGACAAAAGCGGAAACAAAATGGGGATAGGCGATCTGATAGCTTATTCCGAAAAGATAAAATCGACTTTTTTAATTGAGGCTTTATTAAACGATCTGAAAGAAGGATGTATGCATGTTGGAAGTTGTTAAGGAAGATAAGCGCAGGAAAAAGCCAACGGTATTGGAAGGCGGAAATCGCGTTGCGGTATCTGAGGCGGAAGCGGCGCAAATAATGGGCTTAAAAGAAAGTGATACGTTCCGGAAAAAGTTTGTGCCCAACTTTATTAAACCGAGTTATTACCCGGGCAGCAAACGACCGATGTATAATGTTTATGAGGTGCTTTCACTTTTTAACAAGACGATTGGAGTAAAAGCACAATACCCGGTAGTTGATAATGATTTTATGGAGAGAGTGCGAAAAATGGCATTGGGGACTTATAAAAGAGAACAGCAAGTAGCAAGTTAAAAGTATAAATCAAAGGAGTTCAAGAAAATGGAAAAAGTTCATATAAACGATGGCAGCAATAAGCCGATATGCGGCGATGAGGGTTTTACAAAATTAACGGGCGTAAAAGAATGTACGTCTTGTTTAGAGTGCCAAAAATTACGTGCGGAGGCATTGAGAAAGCTAAAAACTATCCGCAGACTTGAGGCAGATAGAAAGATAGTGCACGACTATCTGCATGGCAGCAACAGCAAAAATTTAAGCGAAGAAGATTTAGAATCTTATAAAATCCGATTGGAGGAGATTGAGATTGAATCGAAAAAAAATCATCCACAATCAAATAACGAGGCGTATCTAATGAGTGAATTGAGTATGCCGATAGAGGAGGTAGCAAATGCCTAACGAGAACAAAAGTTTGCCGGTAATAAACGACAATAGTCATTTATCTGTTTTTCTACGCGAAGTTGAGAAAGTAATGATACCGTTAGTACCGGAAATGTTAAACTTCGTAAAGCCGGAACTTAAACTTGGTTTTGAGAAGATAAGCGTTATTAAAGAGAGAGATGCTTATTGGGTTGAAGGAGGCTATGCGCTGAAACTAACAAAGCTAAATGAAATTGCCGTAGCATCAGGGATACAGATAACATGCGGAAGGAACCCGGAAAAAACTTACGATGGAGACGGAAGAATAGTTAATGTAAAACATTATGTTCTTTGGACGTACAGAAATATTGACGGGTCAACAAAAAAGGGGGAGATAAGCGGCGAGTATAATTATACTGAAGATATACAAAAGTTCACCGCCAAGAAAGATAAATATGATAGCAGCGGGAAGTTAAAATTTAAAACCGGAGAAGTGGATTGGAACAGTGTAAACCAACGCCGGGCTAAAGCGGGCCAGCTTGCAGAAAGCAATGCAATTTACAGGGCAATAAATAAAGCTTTGCCAAAATTACGTGGAACGTACAGTGCAGCAGAATTGGATAAACCATTTCTTGTGCCTTGCGTAATTGAAGACCCAAGCGAAATGCTAGCTAAATATCCAAAATTAGAAGAAGAATATATCAGGCAAAAGTTGGGGCTTGCCGGGATGTTGTACGCGGCCCCAGATCAAATAGAAGGCGTTAAGGAAGAGTTTAGAGGAAGCTCCCCGACGGTAGAAGATAGAAAGCCAGCAGTTGGAAAAAAGCCGGAACCGGCGAAGATAGAAGATGCAAAAGTGATTGAAGAAAAGCCTAATGGAACGGGGGATAAACCGGAAGACCCGGATGAAAAGAATTTCCCTCCGGGGATGATTGATAAGGGTGAAAGGGCGAAATTTTACGCATCTCAGTTTGTTGATTCGCCGCAGGAAGAAAGAACAAAAATTCTTAATAATTTACTAGAGAAGAAGAACTACCAGCGACAAGGGAAATCACCCATCGATACTTACAAGGTAGATAAGCAAATTGAGTTTATTGAAATGCTTTGGAAACTGCCAGACTTCAATAATTAGGAATTAGGAATTAGGAAAATGTTTAAGGACCAATTGATAACAATATCGACTTTTCACCGCAATCTTTTTGCTAAAGGAGATATTGTGGAATGTAGTCTCTATGGTTTGTTGAAAACAGTCAAAGTCATTGATGACCACACCATTAGAATTAAAAAATTAAATTGGTTTGAATTTGCCATGTATTACATAAAGCAGCCGTTTGTTAATCTTTGGAGGCGGATAGCAAGATGAAATGTGCGGTATGTAATAGAACATTAAAGAATCCTAAAAGCGTAGAAAAGGGAATTGGTCCGGTATGCGAAGGCAAAGTGAACGGCAAAAAGGTTAGAGCGAAAAAAGCAAAAAAAGATAAACAGCAATTGGAAATGTTTAAATAAAGAAAAGGTGTAAAATGGAAAAGACAAGCAATGATATGAGTCTGGATGCGTTTTGGAAATATCGTGAAGATACATTCAATAACGCTCTAAAATCTTTGGGAATTAATGCCTCAATAAGTCTAAAAACTACCGAGGAGCAAACAATTTTTATTGAGGCATTAAAAGCAATTGAAGAGAAGGATTTCGAAGATGTTAAGAAATTAGAAATATCAGATGGGGACGTTCTTCTTTTGAAAGGCGAATCATCTCTTATGGGGGAAAAATTAAAAAATACTATTCTTAACGCTACGGGCAAAAAGGTTTTTATTGTTTGTCTACGGACAGAATCTGATTTAATAAAATTAGTCCCAGGAGTTCTTGCACATATTGATCAAGGTATTGGTGGGGATAAAAAAGCCGAAACGATTATATCTAAAAATGAAAATGGAGAGACCGTATTAGGGGAAACAAAAATAACAGAGAATAAAGGGACAAAGGGATAAAATGAAAAACCAAATTATAACTTTGTTTACTAGTGATTGGCATTTGGATAAAGACCCGAAAAGAAAGAGGAAAGCTTGTGAATCGCTTGATCAAATGGTGGATTATGTAAAAAATAATCAGGTCGATTATATAGTTCATGGCGGAGATTTTTGGGAAACAAGACAAAACTTTGGTGAAAACAGCGGAGTTGAGTATGGCTTCGAATACTTGCAAGAATTAGCCAAACACGTAAAAGCAGTTATTATAAATAAAGGCAATAATAACCACGATTACCCTCAAAGCATTAGTCTTCTTGCAAGATTAGGGGAAAATATCTTTGCTTACGAATACCCGATTGCACTTGCCCTTTACCCGGATAATGGTAAAATAATAGGGGTTGATGTTTTAAGAGATGAGGATGAAATTATCGGGGGACCGGAATTTATTGTAAACCTTATGCCTTATCCCACAAAAGCGATGATAGTAAGGAATATGAGCATTGATGACAATAACAAAGAGTTTGGAGAAGTATTTGACGGGTTAATGGATATGTTCGGGATAACCAACGAAAAGTTTAAATGCCCGAAAGCTTTTTCCTTCCACGGAAACGTAAGAGGCAGCCGGTTAAGTACAGGGCAGCCGTTACCAGGGCAGGATATTATTATTTCTCCTTTATCTCTACGAAAAGCCAAAGCGGATGTTTACGCATTCGGGCATATACATAACTGGCAAGAGTTTGCGCCGGATATGTTTTACACAGGCCCATTGTACAACTGCAATTTCGGCGAAACGGAGCAGAAATATTTTATTATCAGTAAATTTGATCAGACGGATGGAGGGGTAAAAGTATCTTCAGAGAAAATAAAGTTTAAGACAGTCCGGCCGATGGTGAACGTTACAGCGGAATTCATTAACGGTGAGTTTGTGATTGACGAACAAGAAATGCCCGAAAATCCAGAAGTCAAATTTAAATATAAGATAAATGAAGATGAACAAAGCCTCGTTACAGAAGCCAAGAAAGATGAAATAAGAGCACGATATGGGGCGGATGTAATTATTGCTTCACCCGATGTAATACCGGTGCAGCGGGAAAGCCGCAGCGAGAAGATAATGGAGGCAGAGAATTTGGCTGAGGAGTTTACAGAGTTTTGCATTGTAACGGGCAGAGATGAGGTGTTTAAGCCCAGCAATGACGGCAAAGAAAAAATACTCAAAACCGGATACCGGAAAAAGCTTGAATTGATTGAGCAGAATATCCCCCCGGACGGAAAAGAAGAAGAGCTTTAAGGAAGTGGAAAGAATTGAATAAAACAATAGAAGAATATTTGCCAAAATTACTTTATAACGGCTATCGGCTTAAACCGATTGCGACATAAAAATGAAATTTATAATTAACAGAAATATTAACAAGACTACCAAACTTCAAATCCGAATTGCTTTGCAATTCTATGATTTGAAGCCGTAGTTATAATTTTGGCGGTGGGAGCTGATGGAAATGAAAGAAGATAGAAGTGATTTTAACAACTACCCGCATAGAGTATTTGCGAATGTAGTATTAATAAAAGGGAAAATTGCGAATTGGAAAACCGGTGATTACAGGTGGACTATAAAAAACTTTTTTATGAGCCATCAGCCGACCAACGTATACACAAATGAGAAGCAAGTAATTATTAAGAGCCGATCATTTATTGTAAGAAATAGAGAGGAACACAATAAGGCGTTTAGCGAGCGAGCAGTAAAATTTTACAGACAATTTAAGTTTGTAAAAGGATATAATTTGATGCGACCATACTAACCGCCAATAATTATAACAGCATGGAAATTAAGCGGCAGATAATGATTTCATATCAGAAACACATCCATCGAAATTATTCGTTGGCTCTGGAGAAGTTAGAGAAAATGCTTGTTATCTGTCCGCTTGAGTTTTTAGTTATTTGGAAATTTTACGGAGAATGTAATGATTAAATGTGCGATGAAAAAAGCCGGGATATTAAAGTTCGGAAGTTGTCACACATTAAGACATAGTTTTGCCACGCATATGTTACAACACGGGAATGATATTAGAACGGTGCAAGAGCTGTTAAGGCATAAATCAGTTCGTACAACAATGATTTATACTCATGTTCTAGACACAGAAAAGAGAAGTGTTGAAAGTCCGCTTTCCTATTTATCAACACCAAAACCATTAACAAAAATATATAAGTTAGCTTAGCAAAGAAAAATATATGCCAAGATCATTAACCCTTTGGGGACATCCGTTGCGAGCTTGGCAGCAGAATGTACATGAAATAGCAATCCAAAAAGTTAAAGCGAAAGCGCAAGATGCCTTGTTTGTCGCTACACCGGCATCGGGGAAAACCCGCGCAGCTTTGCGGATAGCACACAAACTTTATTTCATGCAGTACATAAAACGCATTGTAATTGTTGTTCCAACCGAGAATTTAAAGGGACAATGGGCGGAAGATGCACATCTTTACGGTATTGATCTTGATCCAATGGTAGCGAACCGGATAGGGAAGGAAGGAAGCGATTATCACGGAGTTGTGCTTACTTACGCGCAACTTGGGATGGATGCGGATATCCATAAACATTTTACGGAAACTACAAGCACGTTGGTAATATTGGACGAAATCCATCATGCGGGGGAAAGTAAAACTTGGGGAGACGCACTTTTAACAGCTTTTGAGAATGCTTTTTTTAGAGTTTCATTAAGCGGTACGCCATTTAGAAAAGATAATAACCCGATACCATTTGTTAAATATGTGAATGATGTTAGTGTAGCTGATTATGTTTATTCATACCAGCAAGCAGTAGAAGATAATGTTTGCCGGGCAATTTACTTCCCGGCATACGATGGAATAATGGAGTGGCAAACAGACGGAACTACCTACCGCCATAGTTTTGAGGAACAGATTAACCAGGCCAGAGAGAGCGAAAGATTAAGAACCGCGCTTGATCCATCCGGCGAGTTTATGAAGCAGTTTTTTCTTGATGCGGATAAAAAGTTAAATGAGATAAGAAGAGGCAATCATCCGGACGCGGGGGGATTAGTTTTGGCCATTGATCAAGAGCATGCGGCAAGGATTAAGAAGATGATCTTTGAGCTAATAGGGGAATCACCGGTTATTGCGGTTAGTGATGATAAGAACGCGAGTAAACACATCAAAGAGTACAAGCGAAGAAAAGATAAATGGTTGATCAGCGTAAAAATGGTATCTGAAGGAGTTGATATCCCACGTTTACGTGTAGGAGTTTATGCAACTAATGTAGAGAGCGAATTATTCTTTAGGCAGGTTACGGGAAGGTTTATAAGAGTATTGGCACACCTTAAAAGTCAAGATGCTTACTTGTACATTCCCAAACGACATGAGTTAGTAAGATTTGCCAGAGAGATTGAACAGGAAAGAGACCATGCGTTAAACACAGCAAAAGAGAAGTGGGATAAAGATTTATTTGGGAAGGAAATTGAACCAAAGGAAAAAGAGAAAAAGGACTTCAAAGTAATTTCGGCGGAAGTTACCGGAACTTTGGAAATTAAAACAAATTTTACCGATAAGATCTCTACAATGTTTGGTTTGCCAAGGGGAAAAGCCCAACAAATAGCGCAGAACGTTGTACAGCAGCCAACCGCTGAAGAGATACCGATATTTGAGAAGATAAAGACGCTTAGAAAAGAGATAAATGACTTAGCTATGGTTTACGCCAAGAATAGAGGAAACGGCACGGTAGATTGGCAATTAGGGCATAAGGATTGGATTAAGCTTGGTGGGAGAAGCATTGAACTTGAAACTATGCCGGAACTAATGAGACGGCGGAGATGGTTGCAAAATAATTTGCAGAAAAGTTAATACATGTATTGTTTTATAAAATAACATTTAATAAATTTGGAATGAGATGAAACTAAAATTTTTAATATTACGAAAAGCCATTTGCCTTCGGGAAACCCCAAAGTTTCATCTCACCGTTTGCAGATGGCTTTCGTGTTTTAAAAGGAATTTGAGATGAAACCTTTAGAAATCGGGAAACGATACGGACGATTAACAGTTATAGCTGAGGGTGAGCGGCGTGTTTGCCCTTCGGGGAAAAGCAGAAGGGTTGCTAAATGTCAATGTGACTGTGGGGAAATTATTGGTGTATCAATTTGGTCACTTAACAGTAAAACAAAACCTACGCTTAGTTGTGGTTGTCTTACAATTGAAATGATGAAAATTACAAAAACGAAGCATGGGCTTATAAATCATCCTTTATACAGAAAATTAATGGGGATGAAAAAACGTTGCTATAATCCTAAATATGGGCAATACCATCGTTACGGCGGACGCGGTATAAAAGTTTGTGAAGAGTGGTTGAATGATTTTATGTCATTTTATAATTGGGCAATGGCAAATGGATGGGAAGATGGACTTGAAATAGACCGAAAAGATAATGATGGGAATTATGAACCAAGCAATTGCAGGTTTGTGACAAGCCAAGAAAACACACACAATAGGAGAACATCAAAACTTAACTGGGAAGATGTGCACAATATAAGAAACGCTAAACTTTTGAATCCAGAGACAAAAAATACTGAATTAGCTAAAACTTTTGAAGTTAGTAGGCGCACTATTAACAATATTTTAAACAATGAAAGATGGAGAGAAGCAGTATGAAATTATTAGGTCTCAATCTAAGAGGGAGTATCGGCGTTAGGAAGGGTATGGGTCTTGAAGAAATAGAGATTGATTTTACCCAATTTGGGCCGGGGCTAATTGCCATAACCGGAATAACGGGGAGAGGCAAATCTACTATCATGGACAATTCACAACCATTCCGGGAGCTTCCATCAAAGCCCGGAACATTAGAAGAACACTTCGAACTAAAAGATTCATACCGCGTGTTAAGGTTTACTCCGGGCGGAGAGAACATCTTCGAAACAAAATTATTAATTGACGGATTAACTAAAAAGAGCGAGGCCTATCTTTATAAGAATGGTATTGCTTTGAATGACGGGTTGAAGTTGAGCTATGATAGAGAAGTAATAAAATTGTTTGGTTCGTCGAAGTTGTTTTTCAATTCGGTATTCGCAGCGCAAAAAACAAAAGGAATTTTTTCTTTAAAAGAAGGGGAAAGCCGTGAATTATTCTATGAAATACTTGATATTAACAACTACACTCCCAAAGAAGATAACGCAAAGAAATATCTCCAAAACGAAAAGAATAAATTAGAGGTTTTGGAAAATGAAATTAAGGTATTCACTGCTGAAATGACCGGTTGTAAGACTTCCAAGGAAGATATTGAAAGCAAGATTTATGCAAGGGAGGAATTAGCATCTTCAAAAATGAAGTGTGAGGAAAAGATTAATGAGTATAGGGGAGGGATTGAAAACCTAAACGGAGTTATTGCCGGGCTAAGTATAAAAATTGAACAGCAGCAAGAAATAAATGATCGGATAACAGAACTTACCGAGGAGATAGAATTCCACAAAGAGAAGAAAGAACTTGAACTGGTTGAAATTGATGGGCAGCGAGATGCCGGACTAAATACTTTTGAATCTTCAAATGAATTTGATAAGCACATAAAAGAGTTGGAGACGAAAGAAGATTTTCTGACCGGTGAAGCCGACAGAGAGAAGGAAGAAATAAACAGTTCAATTGTTGTTTTAAATAATGAGATCAATGCAAACGATTTGAAGAAAGTCCAAATTGAGGCAAAGATTACCAGAAGTAAAACAATACTTGAGAATAAGGGAACGATAGCTATTAATCTGGATGGAAAAAAGAAATGGACGGAAGAAGCAGCGAAACTACTTGCAGAGGAGAAAGAGCATTTATTAGAAATAGGCAAATTGCAAGAAGGGAAAGAAGTAGAGGAAAAACTTTTACAGGCTTTGCGCGAGAGTTATTCGAATACCGATAAAATAAAATCTCAGAAAGATCACCAACTTTCCACAATAAAAGAACTTATCACATCTTTAGAACAATTGAAAAAAATCGGGTTAGATCGGCTAAGGGAAGAAATATCAACAATTGATAAAGTACCATGCAACGAAGTTATAGGACGCGATTGTATGTTCCTAACAAGAGCGATGGAAAGCAAGGATACGTTAAAAGACGTTGAGGACGACTATGATAATAAAATTGGGAGTAAAGATAAGGAACGTATAGCAATATTATTGCAACTCGAAGGGACCAAAAAGTTTTTGACTGAAGCAGATGAGGAGATTAAAGCGAAAGAGGAATTCATACAAAATAATTTTACCAGTAAAATTGAAGCTATCAATACACTTGTAATTGCTTTAAAAGAAAAGGTAAAAGAAGCGGCGGGAAAATTAGCCGAACTTGCAAAAACTAATTGGGATGCGCTTGATAAAGAACTTGCGGAGGCAGAAAAGAACGACGAGTTATGGCAAAGCGAAATTAAAAATTTAGATAAAGCAAATGGAGACAAACGCAAACAAAAAAATGATTTACAAGAAAGACTTGTTAATATACAGGATAGATTAAACAATAACTTGCAAGATGTGGAAAATCAAATACTTAAGCATGGAGAGTTATTAGAAAAAGAACGGAAGGCAATCATTAATTTTTATACGGAGAAGAAAAACTCTACTTTCACCAAATATGAGATGCAAAACGAAGGGTTAAAAAAGGAATTAGCCGCAAACTTAGTGAAGATAGATACAACTCTTGAAATTCAAAAAAACGAAAAAGAGGTAATGTTGAAGAATTCAAGAACCGAGCTCGAGGCTGAAGAAAATTGGTTGAAAGAGACTGAAACGAAATTAACAGACATGCAAATAGAGATAGCAGACTTAAACAATAAATTGATAAAAAAACAATATTTAACAGATACAATTGAGTTGAAAAACGGAGAACGGTTATTTGTTGAAGAAGAAATTAAGCAGTGGGGGATTATAAGAGAGGCTATGTCAAAAACCGGAATTCCGGTTCTTAAATTGGAAATTTCCGGATCTGAAGTATCGAGGCTTACAAATGAATCTTTGAGAAATTATGACAATAAATTTAGGATAGTTTTTGAAACAACAAAATACACTAAGGATAAGAAGAAGCAAATAGAAATCTTCAAAACAAATGTTATTGATGAAGACGGTATTTGTGATGTTCTAAATAAAAGCGGGGGGCAGAAAACAGAAATTGAAACTGCAATGCAGCTAGCGATAGCTCATTTTAAAAGAAGCCAGGGGCAGGTGAAAGTAGATACCGGTTATTTGGACGAAGGAGATGGGTCTCTGGATGTAGAAAGTGCAGGAAATTATTTTAAGGTGATTGAGGAAGCTCACAAACGAAGCGGCGTTTATAACACAATAGTAATTACACACCGGCCCGAATTGATAGAACAGATTCCCCAGCGGATTGAATTGCATGACGGATATTTTGAAATAATTAGGAATTAGGAATTGAGAATTAGGGATAAAATCGGAATAAAAAAGAACGCGAATTACAAAGAGCAGCTTAATAATACTAAGATATTTGCAAATGCAATGTTTAATGGTGAAGTAAAACTTTTATACGAAGTCAACAACGGAAAAACGGTAGCAGTATATGTGCCAAAAAATTATTCAGAAGGGGATAAGAAATGAATAAGCCATTTTGTGGACACGGTAACCTAAGGTTTGTTTTGCTAGGGACATGTACTTTTTATGGACAACGGAAAAGTAAAATATGGGGATGCTTGGATTGTAATGCGCATGTCGTGTTACCAAGAAAATCTTATATCTTAATAAAAGGGATAGTCTACCCAGAATTCATGAAAGGAAATAAATGAAAGAGCATCCGATATTATTTAGCGGCGAAATGGTAAAAGCGATTTTAGAGGGGAGAAAAACTCAAACCAGAAGAATAATTAAACCACAGCCGGACGAAAATGGGGTAATCTATATGGAAAATCCTCCGGTATTAGATTGGGAGCAAATTTATAATGAAGAGTGGAAACCTTATCAATACGATACTTTGGAAGGGGAAAGCAGAGCCGTTTATTGCCCCTATGGCAACGTTGGAGATCAACTTTGGGTTAGGGAGACCTTTAGCTTTAGAAACGAGTGTTTTCGTGGAATTTGTTATAGAGCTGATAGCTTAGATGTACCGGTTGAAACAAAGGCAAAATGGAAACCATCTATTTTTATGCCTCGCAAAGCTTCAAGAATACAGCTTGAGATAGTTAATATACGAGTTGAAAGATTAAATAACATTAGCGGCGTAGATTGTATCGCCGAGGGCATTGATAAAGAATTATGCAAAGATTATAACCATGACAATATTTTTCTTGACGAGGAAGCGGCAAAAGAATATTATCAAGAGCTTTGGGAAAAGATTAACGGAAAAGAATCTTGGGAGAAAAATTCTTGGACGTGGGTGATTGAATTTAAGCGAATTAATTAGCCGGGAGCGAAGATGGATTTACGAAAGAAATTTATTGAAGACAATTTGAAGAAAGCCGAAATAAAGAAAGGCTTAACTGAATGGGAAAAAGAACTAATCGCTTCGGTAAAGGAGGATTTGAAAGAAAACCGTTTCGTCTCGCAATGGAAGTATAACCATTTGGAAATATTAGCAGAAAGTAAGTAACAAAGGAGCAAATATGGCGGCAGATACAAAAATAGAATATTTAACAAAATCTTGGAACCCGATACAAACCATAATAAAAGGTGAAAGCGGACAAGGTTATCACTGTACACACGTAGACGAAGGATGCCGTAATTGTTGGGCTGAGGGGATGAATGACCGATTTGGGAACAAACTTCCTTTCGATACGAAAGTATTTGAATACGAGATAAAGAATAGTGAGTTAGCCAAACCCTTTTCATGGCACAAACCGCAGACGATAGGAGTTCAATTTATGGGAGATTTATTTCATAAAGACATTCCATTTGAACTTATTTTCAAGGTATTTGTGGTAATGCAACGAGTGATAACCCAGCATGCATTTTTGGTTTTGACAAAAAGACCGGAGCGGATGTATGAATTCTTTTCTTTGCCAATGGATAGAATTGATCCTTTGTGGATGGATTTATCATTAAACAAAACTAAAGTTGGAGATCTGTTCTCCCACTGTAAAAACATTTGGTATGGTACATCTGTAAATGATCAACAAAGCGCAAACACACGAATATCGGAATTACTGAAGATTAAAAAAAGATTTCCAACGGTGAAATTATGGGTAAGCATTGAGCCGATGCTCGGAGTGATCGACATTAAAAAATATTTGCACGAAGTGAAAGACGGTTGCGGTGATGCTCTAGGGGTTGATTGGGTAGTGCTGGGAGGTGAAAGCGGACCAAACGCGCGACCATTACACCCGGATTGGGTACGCAATTTAAGAGATCAATGCAAAGAGGCAAACGTGCCATTCTTTTTCAAACAGTGGGGAGAATGGGTGCCGGAACCGGATATACACAAAGGCAGAACTCTTTGGTTCGATGGTTCGATGGATACGGGAATAGCAAGCAAAAACGGAATTGGTAGAAATGTAAGAAGAGTTGGGAAGAAAAAAGCGGGGCGATTGTTAGACGGAGTTGAACATAATGAATTCCCGGAAGGAGTAAATGATGGCAAGCATTAGGAACACTAAAAAAGCAATTAAAAAAATAGAAGTTAATGACGGCGATATAATAATGCTTAGATGCAAAAACCCGTACATAATGAGACAATTTCAAAAAGCATTTTCAAAAAAAAGATTAAGTGAAAGAAGTATGGTTTTCCTAGTAAATAGTTTCGCGGATCTAAAGAAAGCTACGCCGGAGTTACTTAAAAGACTTGGATTGCGGAGAATTGAGGAGAATGCAGACGATGAAAATTAACGTATCAGATGCAGTTATAGGACATTTTTGGGAGGAACCGCCGGAAGATAGTTGGGAGTTTTGGGCTTTTGTTTGGCCGGTTAAGGCAAAAGTAGGAGACACAATATACTTCTACCACGATAAAAAGCTAATTGCGCAAGCAGTGATAGCAAAGATTGAGAAGCCCGGAGAAAGTGAATGCGAAGCAACCGGCAATTACCGGAACCGATGGAAGGTTTATTGGCGTCAAGAGAGTTTCGTCTGTTTAATATCTAAAAATTAAAGACAAAAAAATAATTTGGATAATATAAAAAAACATATTAATTTTCCGCCGTCTAAAATTACGAACGGTAAACCCGCTCCGTCAACGCGGTACTTTTATTTTAAAGTACAGAGCGATTTAATTTCAAGCCAAGACTCCGCTTTTCGTGAGAGAGCGGGTATCTTTCGTAGATATAGACAAGTCTTGGCGTTTTTTATTTGTCTAAAATTACGAAGGTTCACCATGAACTCAACCCAACAAAACCCACTATTTGCGATCCGCAAAAAACCCGATCAGTCCTTCGCTTGTGTCCTTTCAGAAAAACTTGATGTGCTTGCAGTTGTTGTTAAGTGCATCGCCGACACCAACAATTACAACTTGGAGAAGCTTAATCATAGTCGTCTTCCCCGCGCTCTTGAGTATGCGTTCGAGGATTTTAATGAAGTGTTTGAGCTTTATCACTACGAGAACTTTGAGCTAAATATTCCTACGGAGAAGAAGCTGCTGGAGTTATCGGAGAAGCTAAACGAAACGCCATACAATATTATTGAGAAGATGCTGAAAGGGGTGCAAGATGAATCCAATTAATATAAAGATTGGGGATCGGTTTGGAAGGTTGGTGGTTACAGGAGAAGCTGACCGACACATAACCAGTACAGGCCAAATTAAAAGAATAATTAGATGCCAATGTGATTGTGGTAGGGATACGAAAGTATTTCTTTCGGCTTTAAGGAATAGTAAAATACCTACTAATAGTTGTGGGTGTTTACAAGCTGAGCGTGCAAAAAATGCTAATACACAACACGGATTAAGCCAACATTCTTTATATGGGAAGTTAGAGGGGATGAAAAAACGATGTTATAATCCAAAAGTAAGTGGATACCACCGTTATGGTGGACGCGGAATAAAGATATGCGAAGAATGGCTGAATAATTTTATGTCATTTTATAATTGGGCGATGGCTAATGGATGGAAAGAGGGTTTACAAATAGATCGAATAAATAATGACGGCAACTATGAACCAAATAATTGTAGATTTGTGACTTCAGCAGTGAACAATCGTAATCAAAGTACGACAAAACTAACGTGGGATGATGTTAATGAAATACGTAACACTAAGCTTCTAAACCCAAAAATTAAAATAAATGAATTAGCCGCAAGTTTCGGGATAAAAAAAACTACGGTTTCAAAAATATTAAACAACAAAATTTGGCAAATAAGATTAAAATAAATTCAAAGGAGAAATAGTATGCCGTTAATTGAGGTTACGGAAAAACAATTTGAGTTCTTAAAGAACTTACAAAATGAGATAAACACACAGGACAATAGGGCAACCGCAAAACCTTATTTCTTCCAGGTAAAAAAGACCGACAGGGTTTATGGAGAGAGTTTGTGCCAATCGGGTGGATTTGGATATGTCGAAAAGGATGAGAGCCAATTTTATGACGAGATACCCGATAAGGAAGAAGCCGGATATGAGGATATGGGTGATGACGAATATCAAGATCGATTTGAAAGAACGGAATTTCAAGAAATAGTTAGTTACGATAATTGTTTTTTTACGGAGAAAGCTTGTTTGCGGCACATTGAAGCGAACAAACACCATTATGCAAATGAAAAACCTATCAGGCTAACATATTTGAACGCAGCTTGGAGAAATCCGGAGATGGAAATGATGTTTGAGTTTATTTTGTCAGTAAAATTTAACGAAGAGGCTTAAAATGGAAATAGAAATAAATCCAGAAGAAACAGAAAAGGGGCCGGTTGGATTTATAGGCCTTAAAGCACATGTTAATGTATTTCGAGTTGAACCAATTAAAACAAAGAGGAAAAATATGATTGCATGGATTATAGAACTTTTGGAGGAAAGAAGGAAAAAGAGAGATCTTCTCTTCCATTCAGCGAATGTAATTGTTGAAAAGAAAATGACATTTACACAGGCAATTGATCAATTGATCTCGAGTAAGATTAAATACGGGATAGAGATACAGAACGGCGAACGGAAACTTGAACTATACACCGGTTTAGGGCGCGGTTCGTTTCTTTGGAATGAAGGGGGCGCGGTGTTGGTCCATTACCAGGTAAAATTAAATTAACGAAAGCAAACATTATGGCACGCCCAACAAAAGTAGGGATAAGTTATTTCCCGTATAACGTTGACTTTTATGAAGATGAGAAAACTGAATTTATTCCGGCTAAGTACGGATTGATCGGTGAGGCAATTACAGCAAGATTGTTAGAGCGTATTTATCGGAATGGGTATTTAACAAAATGGGATGAAGACGTTAAGATTTTGTTTGTAAGCAAATTGAGAGCGCCGGATTGTGATAATTTGAGTGAAATTGTTGACGGGGTTGTAACTGAATTATTGAAAAGAGATTTTTTTAGTAAAAAATTGTTTGACAAATACAAGGTTTTAACCGGCAGAGGGATACAAAAGAGGTATCTTAAAATTTGCGCCGATGCAAAGCGAAAACATAGTGTGATCGGTCAAGAATATAATTTGATAGATGAAGATGAAACCCCGAAAGTTGAAACTTTAGAGTTATTTACGGAGGAAACCCCTATTGCCGCCGGAGTAATACCAGAGAAAACCCCTATTAACACGGAGAAAGCACCGGAGTTTAGTACACAAAGTAAAGTAAATAAAACTATACAAAACAAAAGTAAAGAAGAGGAAACAAAAACAGAAGAAACTCCTTACTTTTTTACGTTTTCAAATTTTAACGATCCTTACTTTTTACAAACCGCGCTGATTGACATGGTAAAGTATTATTGTGAATTGGGAATAACAAAATCGGTAAGAACGAGGCTTTTTAATATTTTTTTTCAGAGTGTACTCCCGAAAGACCGATGTTATAAAATCGCACTCAACGTTTTTATTGAGTACAAAGGTTTTACGGCAGAACAGAAAAACTTCCGGTATTTATTTTCAAGAATTGAGGGAAAAATAAAGGATGCAATAATTATTTACCGTGAGGAATTAGCCCAAAACGATAAGGATAAAGAAAAAATTGAGGCGGAAACGGTGTTGCACGATAACGGCAAAGGACCACCAGGAGAAGAAAACTTTCAATCGATTCTTAAGGAAATTATTAATTCAAAAAGCATAGCGGAGAAAAAAGTATGAGCTTAGAAAAAGTTTTTGACAGGAAAAAAGTGAAAGAGGAAGCAGGGAGAATATCTCTAAAACTTGGGGAAATGCAAGGGATGTTTCACGATTACGGAATACGTGTGTTTAACACAGAAACGAATGAACTTGAAATTGCAACCTTGCATACAGCAACAACCGCTGATTTGTTGAGTGTGATTAAATATTATGAGGATAAAATAGGTGAAGAAACTAAAGATTTACAAGAACTGGTTAAGCAAAGGAAAGAAGAATTATTTGCTATATCGGAAAAACTTAAAGCTCAGACGAAACCATTTGAATATATAATGATTCAATGGAGATACATTGAGCAATCCTTGATTGATTTCTTTGGATTTGGTCAACATAAAGTAGAATCAAATTCATCCACTCAATTAATTGAGGAGAACAGACCTACGGCGTTCGCATTATTGGTGGATAGATGGGAAAATGAAGAAATATCTGCCGTTGAATTGGCGCACGAAGCCCTCCAACTCGGTAAACGGCAAAACAAGATCGCCGGGATTATTTGGGAGAAGCGTTACAGCATAACTGAAGCTGATGATAAGTTCGGACGCTGGATGAGGATTGGGAGGATAAACGATATGACAGTAGCCATAATAACCAAAGTAGAATCTGTTGGGAAAATTAAGTTTGTAGTAAAGCTCCCCAACATTAAGGGGGATGAGACCTTGCAAAACAATCTTCTTGTGGATAGCGAAGATGAAGCGATGATTGAAGCCGGAGAGTACATCCGCGGGTATGCTGATAATTTTAGAAAAATGGAAGTAAACAATTGAGGCAGAAATGGCAAAAACAATTAAAAATAAATTCGGTACTTTTATTGAGGAGCATAAATGTTCGGGGAATTGCTGTAGATTCTTTTTTATAGGAGGAGAGACGAAAGAAGGGATAACTGAAAGGATTAAAAGCGGGAAATATTCTAAGAGAGATAGACAAATCCCGGATATGTTAATTCCGTTAACATTCGAAGAAGCGAACAAAAGAGACTTATTATTTGGTAGCGGAGAATTCCAAATGAAAACGGAAGAGGAGTATAAAAACAATGCTTTCACTTGCAAGAATCTTGATGATGAGAATGGTAAGTGTCTCATATATAAAGACCGACCGGATATGTGTAGAACGTATCCATATTGCAGAGGAGGGGAAGGGTGTGAATATAAGAATTGCACTTTGAAATTTATAAATAGTACAGCCCCCATAACAACAGTAGGGGGGGATAAACAACTAGTGATTAAAAAATAGTTTTTGTAAAATTAAATAAAATGGAATAAGTTAACACATGAGATTTTTATTTAAATAACATCGGAGCCAAGCATGGAGAAGAGGACAAGAGTTAAGCCGCGATTTGATCTTGAGGAAGTGAAAAAAATATTTGAAGAATTATCAACGAACAAAAGTAAAAGCGAAGGGGAAACAGTAACAAAGATAGTTACGAGGTGGAGACGCGGGGAGTTGAAACGGATAGAAGTTAACGGTGAGGACGCAGGAGTCACAAGGCGTCACCAATACGAGACAAAACTTATCCGAGCATTATTAATGAGCGGGAGATACCGTCCAAATTTTACCGGTAAACTTGAGTTCGAAGTAAAACTAATAGAGGGAGAGGTAAAGAAACTCCATTACTCAATAAGCAATTTTATTTTTTAGCAAAGGAGAAGAGATCATGTCATTTACAGCAAATAAGGTAATACTTTTAGGGACGATGGGGAGAGACGCAGAGACGAGAGCCGTGGCCCAAAGTACCGTTTCATCATTTAGTGTAGCAACGGAAAGAAGTTGGAAGGACAAAGCGGGGAATTGGATTAAGGAAACGGACTGGCATAATATTGTTGTTTGGAACCCTTCGGAATATTTAAAGGAACGGTTAAAGAAAGGGGCAAAGGTTTTTATTGAGGGAGAAATGAGGACGGATTGTTTCGAAAAAGATAATGTAAAACAGTACCGGACGAAAGTTGTAGCAAGCAAAATTATCCCACTTGGCGCGAACGAAGCGCGCGGCGAGAGCAGCGAGCAAAGTAACCAGGGAGATCAGCAAGGAGAAGCGCCGCCGAATGGTGAGGCTGAAGAAGATCTGCCATTTTAAGAGAAAAATAGCAAAACACAATCCGCCAGAGGCGGAGTAAACACAATAAACACAAAGGAACGTACTATGAAAAAGTTATTCATTTCAATTTTGGCATTTATTTTCTCACCGATAATAAGCGCAATAAAGGAGATTGGGGACAAAATAATCAAAATGAATAGGGAATCATTATTTGAGTTGTCTGCATCCGTTGAAGGAGAGATAAATAAATTTGGGGAGAAGGTGGAACAGCGACAATTAGATGGGAATTATTTCTTAGGAGGGAAAGCAAAAACGGATGATAGTGATGAAGAATTGGGGATTATTCAGATCCTCTCAAATATAGTTCAACAGCTTAACCACATCGGGAAGAAAGCGGCAATGCCGTTAATATTTACAGCTAAAGGGGTTGTTGTTAATGTTTTACAATGCAAGAAGATCATGTTTGAATGCTATTGGGATAACATTAACACTTTGAGATTTCATCTAATGGTTGACGGGATAAATTCAGACACGTTTGAATATAACTTAGAAAAGATTTCGCTTGACCCGGCATTTGATAAGTCACCGGATAAACCGGTATTTGATTTCGCGCGGATATTCTTAAAGAAACATACTACGCTTACAAATGGGAGAAAGAATATTAGTATCATAGATCACATTGCAACAAATGCAAGCAAGTTACTTATTAGCTTCGTACCGCAAAGAGACATCACCTACCATACTGAGCTTGATATGATTTGTTTTAGATCAATCATTTCAGCAGTGACACCATTTTACGAAAAGGATAAAGCCCAAACTGCAGCAGAACAACCAAAAGAAGAGCAGAACAGCGAAGGGAAAACAGAACAGACTAACATTTTCCCCTTAAATGATGCGGGTAGAACAGATGTTGCAGAACAGTCCGAAAAATCAGAACAAAAAGAACAATAAATAAGAACGAACTATAATGCGGACAAAAGAATTCGACCAAGAGATAGTTGAGCTTATAAAGAAAAACGTTCCGTTTCGGGAAATAATGGTGAAATACGGCTTCAAGAGCACTTCAAAAATTGCACGGATAAAAGCCGAGTACATTGATGAGCCGAAAGGGAAAAAGACGCGCAAAGCCCGACCGATGAAGCAAGCGCACAAAAACAAACTTAGCGTTACCGCCAATGCTATTGCCATAACTAAGAAGAGCGAGATAATTGTAAACAACGTAATTGATATCCTTGCGGGGATGAAGTACAGTGTTTACAATCTTGAAAGCATACAAGGTGAGCAGAAAGAGAAAAGTGAGAAAGTTGTAGGAGAGTTAGAAGAGCTAAATAAAAAGGTAGATCAATTCTTGGATGCAAGCACGGAGGTGAGTACCGAAGCCGGAATGATTGAATTGCAGAAAGAAAAGGATGCGCTTTATAAACGGATAGGGCTTGCAATAGCTGAGGCGGGGAACTTTTACGCAAGGGATAATTTGAGGATAAAAGCGATAGCAGAGTTAAGGAATCAGTTTAAGGCATTTGTTGAGTTGGAGATTGTAGCAAAGGGGTTGACGCAAGTGAAGGAAGTCTTAGACACACTATTTACAGCAATGAAAATATTATCAGATAAAACTTATGTTGAATATCGAACAAGAGCAATCGAAATTAACCCAGTGGTTAGAGGATTATTCGCCAAGAACGAAGAGACCCTGGAAGAAACGATTGACAGCGCAGAAATACTCAATAGCGATCCAGACGAGTAAGAACGCAATATACCGGCGCGATGTTGGTGAGGTTGCGGACGTACTTTCTTTTCTAAGAGAATTTCTTGGAAGAGAACCGGGCAAACTTCAGCGAGAGGCTTATCTTGCTGTTTGGGGCGATGATCCGGCAATTTGGGATAAGAAGTTTCATGAAATAGTGTTGCTTGTTGGAATGAAGGGAGGGAAAAACTATTGGGCTGAGGGTGATATTGCTTACGCAACTTATAGGATAAGCTGTTTAGAAAATCCGCATGAATATTTTGGTAAAGTAACGGGTTCACTTGTCCCTTATCCTCCGGAAAAAACGTTTGATCTCGTAAACGTTAGCATGGTAAACGAGTTGCAAGCAAAGCGAGCGTTCTTTGAAAGTGTGAAAAACGTATTGAAGCTAACAAAAGACCCGAAGACGGGAGATAATTGGTTTGAGAGATACGCCGGGCTGGACCTTCGGGAACAGTTTGGAGATCTGAAGAAGAAAGAAATTATTTTCCCGGTAAAGAAGAGCGGCGGCGGAAGCATAAGGCTTTTATCCTTTAACAGCAGCAAGCAAGCGCCGGAAGGGATTCACATGCTCAGGGGGTATGCGGACGAACTTTCCCGGGCTGAAACAAAGGTAACTTACGCGCAGGCGGAAGGATTGCTGGAACTTCTTTTAGGCAATACAAAGGCGAGTTTCCCGGGCAACATAGGGAAAACAATGGAATGGGCTTATCCGAATGAAACAGATTTTGATCTAACAAACTACAGGTTTGAGTTATCGCAAGAACTTGACGAACAAGGGAAGTTAAAGAATCCCGACATGTACGGAATGAAAGCCACAACCTGGGATTTTAACCCGGCAAGAACGGAAGCGATGTTTGAAAAGGAATTTAGGACAAATCCATTACGTGCCAATTGCCGGTTCGGTTGTGTAAAGCCGATAAGCAAGGACAACTTTTACCAGCCTTACAGCTTTAAGTTGAAAGAAGCGGTTGATCCGGCGATAAAGAACAAGATACACTACAAGCAAACCAAAGTGTATCGAAAATTAGAGAACGGACAAACAAAAACAGTTTCAAGTATTGAGGTAATAAATATCGTAGGAGACAAGAGGGAGAGATGTTTAGCATACGACGCGGGTAAAACAAAGGATAGGTTTATTGTGGGCGTTGGTTACGGCGAAACGATTGATGTAAAAAGGATGGAGTTGTTTCTAGATGCAGAGACAGAAGTTATTCTTACCAACAAAAAACCGATTGTAGATGTGCTTGTTGTTATTGAACCATCTCCCGGTTGTCCGGTTGATTATTTGAAGATAGGCGATATCCTTTCGATATTTTTAAAAGCATTCCCAAACATAAAAACGGCGAACAGTGATCACTTCCAGAATGAAAAGCTTAGGCAGGAACTTGAGGCGAAAGGGAAGGACGCGAACACTTATAATTTTAGCAACAAACAGCAAGTGAAGCTTTACGAAATGGTAAGGTGGAACGTTTGGAACAACAACCTTGCAATTTGCGATGACACGGAAGAAACACACAAGCTGCAAATATTGATGAAGAAAATCTCTCCTTCCGGTTTGTGGGTGAGCGAGGGGGAGAAGTTATTAAACCTTGGAAATAAAATTGATCATCCGGTTTCTTCCAGCAAAGATGTGCAGGACGTTGTAGCAATATTAAACCACGATATTATGGCGCTTGAAACGCAAGGAGTAGCAGGCATGGCAGATGGAATTGACGGATTAAGCGAAGCAAAGCTAAGGGAACTTGCAGAGCAGTTTATGAATATTAAGAGCGACTTGTTAAGGGAAGAGGTTAGCCCGGACAAGATGCTGAAGATGATAGCGGAAAAGATGAATCTTGATTTGCGGCGAACGGTAAAGTTAGCCGAGTATGTAAGGGAAATTTATGATTATTAACGGGCAAGTTAAGATGAGAGAAAAGCGGATTTGTGAATATCCGCCGTGTAATAACGAGGTAACATCTCCAAACAAAGCGGTAACACATTGTTGTTGTGAATGCGGGTGCGCGGACAGGTTGTTGAAGGTGAAGAACTGTAAACAATGCGGAGGGGAAATTGATAGGAAGGGATTTATCTGCAAAAAGTGTTTTAGAGAAAATGACGAAGCGCAGCATAAAAAGGATAATGCTAAAAGAGAGGGGAGAAAGAAATCTAATTTTGAGAAGAAGTATGAAATCCCCTTACGGCATGACATAGTTGCGTTAGCGTATGGGTGGGTACAATAATAAATAACAAAAGGAGTTCTAGATTATGGAGTTTGTAGTAATTGATTTATTTAGCGGAGCGGGAGGAGTGACAACGGGGATTGAACAAGCAGTAGTTGATGGGATGAAAATAGCGACGGTTATTTGTGCAATTAACCATGACCGGCTTGCAATTGAGAGCCATTGGAGAAACCATCCGCACGTAAAACATTTTGTTGAAGACATTAGAACGTTTGATGTGAAGAGATTACCGGAAGTCCCGTCAGATCAATTCACAAAGAAATTTCTTTGGGCAAGTTTGGAATGTACAAATCATAGCAACGCGAAAGGAGGATTGAGCAGAGACGCAGACAGCAGGACACTTGCAGAACATCTTCCTCCGTACATTGTAGAATTTGATCCGGAATATATCGGGATTGAAAATGTAAGAGAGTTTAAGGATTGGGGACCACTGGTACAGAAGAAAAATGGCAAAGGCGAACTGATGTTTGATAAGAAGGGAAAACCTTACATGATACCGGATAAGGAGAAGAAGGGAATTGATTTTGAGAAGTGGTTAAGATCAATTTGTGAACTTGGTTATCACTATGAAATGAAAATGTTAAATGCTGCTGATTTTGGAGCGAACACTTCCAGAAAAAGATTGTTCATATTATTTGCAAAGGAAGGAATGCCGATTGTTTGGCCGGAACCAACACATGATAAGAACGGGAAGAATGGTTTGCCAAAATGGAGACCGGTAAAAGAGTGTTTGGATTTTTCGGATAAGGGAGAAAATATTTTTGGGAGGAAAAAAGATTTGTGTGAGAACACGTATAGAAGAATATACGCAGGACTATTAAAGTTTATTGCCAACGGGGATGAATCATTTATAACAAAGTATTTTGGGAATAACGAACACACCGGAATTAATAACGGAAAGAGTGTAAACGAACCGAGCTTAACGGTAACAAAGCAAAACGCAGGCAACGGCATCGATGAGCCTTGCTCAACAATTTTAGTTCGTTCCGGGTTAGGGCTTGTTTCGGTAGATCATTTTATTGATATGCAGCATGGCAGTGGTAAACAGAACGAATCTGTTAATAAACCATGCGGCGCAATATTGCCGGTTGTTAAAAAGAATCTTGTAACGGTTGAAAGGTTTATTGATCAGCAGTTTGGAGCGAGTGAACCGATTTCGGTTGATGATGCTTGCAACACTTTAACGGCGAATCCGAAGTTTAATTTGGTATCGGCTTTTTTAATGAACCGGCAGTATAACAATGTAGGGGGAGATATTGAGAAACCTTGTTTTACTTTAATTGCCAACATGAATAAAAGACCTGGTTATTTAATACAAGTTGAAACGGGAGAGCTTGCGATTAAAGTTGAGGAGGCAGACACAGAGGACATGAAGAAAATAAAAATGTTTATGGCAGCATACGGGATAATTGCTATTTACATGAGAATGTTGAGAATTCCCGAGCTGAAAAGAATTACCGGTTTTGATGAAGATTATATTCTTGAAGGAACGCAGGCAGATCAAAAGAAGTACATAGGGAACGCGGTGCCTTCGGTATTGCCTAAATCAATTTTTGAGGCATTGTATAGAGCAAATACTACTTATGAAGATATTAGGATAGCCGTTTGATAATTAAATTATTTATAAATGTTAATACATAAAATAAAATATATGTTAAGTTTGAAACTGAAATATAAAATTAAATACTACTACACAAAGTTTTGCCATTTGTTTGGCTTCTGCCCGAAGTGTTTTACAAATGTTAATTATACGCAAAGCGGAAAAGCTATTTGTCCGCGAGGATGCAAGTATTGAGAAACATAATATTACAAGGAAATGTACTTGAAAGGTTGAAAGATATGGAAACCGGAAGTGTACACTGCATGATAACTTCGCCACCTTATTACGGAGTTAGAAATTACGGAACAGAGCCGCAGATATGGAAACCGGAAGGATACACTGCATGCGGCGAACATGAATTTTATGAAGGGAAAAAGAAACATAATTTAGGCGGATGCAGCAGCAAAAGCACATTGAGAGACATACCCGGACAAAAGGCAAAAGAGAATTGGGCAAAGGGAGCAAGTTGCGAGCATGAATTTGATACATGTACAATAATAAAAGATAAAGCTCAAAAAGATTTTTCAAAAAGTGGATTGAAGAATGACGGCAGACCGGAAGAAAAGAGAATAGCCACAAATGAAAAGTCTAAATATAATCTTCAACTAGCAACAAAAGTTTTAAGCGGTTTTTGTATTAAGTGCGGCGCATGGAAAGGGGAACTTGGACTTGAACCAACGCCGGAGCTTTACATAGAACATGTTGTACAAATCTTCCGTGAGATAAAAAGAGTATTGCGAAAGGACGGAACGGCTTGGCTTAACCTTGGAGATAGTTATTGGGGAAGTTGGGGAAATTACGGCGGGCAAAACCGGGGGAACGGAAAGCAGAGAGAAATTATTAACGGCAGTCAAGCGCCAAACCCCGCGTACGATGGATTAGAAGATTTTATACCACCGACAGCCACTAAACATAATTATTTAAAACCAAAAGATTTAATAGGCATACCGTGGAGAGTTGCAATAGCTTTGCAGCGAGACGGCTGGTGGTTAAGGAGCGATATAATTTGGAGCAAAAAGAACCCGATGCCCGAGAGTGTAACGGATAGACCAACCAAAGCGCATGAGTACATATTTTTACTAACGAAAAGTCAAAAGTATTATTATGATGCAGAAGCCATAAGAGAAGAAGCGGTACGATCAGGCGATACACAGATATTTGGCGGACAAAAAGCATTGAATAACATTATTGGAGAGAATGACCCACGGTTTAGAAACGGGCATGAACAATGGGGAAGAACACACACACAATTATCGGGAAGGAATAAGCGTTCGGTTTGGGAAGTGACCACAACGCCATTTGCAGAGGCGCACTTTGCGACATTTCCCCAAAAGCTGATTGGGCCTTGCATACTTGCCGGAACGAGTGAGCACGGTGTTTGTGCGGAGTGCGGGAAGCCGTATGAAAGGATTTTGGAGAAAGTTTCTAAAAGAGATTTCTTGAAAGATGCAGACAAACAATATCGAAGCAGAGCAACCGAACATCAAATAATGCCGAAAGATCAACCGAACCGAGGTTCGGTTGATACGCCAAGAGCCGCAAGCGCAACAAAATATGACACGGAAAATTCGACTGCCGGAAGGTTGCCAACCTTCCGGCAAGGGGAACGGATGTATAACACAAAATACGCTGATGAATCTCACGGGCAGCAGCTTAATGCATTTATGAGGGAACAAACCATAGTAGCGGAAAGAGATGAGAGTAGAGTGGAAGCGGAAGCGTTATATCCGGGTGATATTCAGGCACAAAAAGCGTACATAAATTACGTTCACGAGCACGGACAGTTAAGAAAAACCAAAACAATTGGATGGAAGAAAACTTGCAAGTGTGAAACGGAGAAAGTTAAACCGGCGATAGTGCTTGATCCTTTCTTTGGTGCCGGAACAACGGGCTTAGTTGCATTGAGGAGCGGAAGAAATTTTATAGGGATAGAGTTAAACGAAGAATACATAAAGATCGCAGAGAAAAGATTAGCACCGTTTATGCAAAACTTGTTCAATCAGCAAGAAGAGGAGGCAGCGTAATGGGCAGATTTACGGGATGGACGGGAGCAGCAGTTGTAAAATTGGAAATTAGTAGAAATAGTGGAGGTAAACCGGGATTTGCTATTTCAAAAAAAGGGAAAAGAGATGATTTGGGAATTTATGTTCGTTCTACATGGGAAGCTAATTATGCGAGATATTTGAATTGGTTGGTTAAGCTGAAAGAGATAATAAGTTGGAAATATGAAAAGAAAACATTCGAGTTCCCCGTAAAAAAGGGAACTCGGTTTTATACTCCAGATTTCGAAGTGCTTACTAAAAACAACCAAATAGAATATCATGAAGTTAAAGGTTACATGACACAAAAGGGACAAACAGCATTAAACAGGATGAGTAAATATTATCCGCAAATCAAAATAATAATGGTGCAAAAGAAGGAATATGAAGCGATAGCCAAAATAAAAAATCTTATTGATGGTTGGGAGAGAGGCTGATTGAAAAGCGATAGTGATAGCGATGTCTTGTTTTATCGGATAAAGAATGTTGCTTTGCAAAATCCGCAGCGGGATGAAGAGTTTAAGGATTTAGTGAGAGAGCAAATACCGGGAAGTGAATTCCATCATGTGTTTACAAGTACGGTAGGGCTAAAGAGCACGGATTTATTGGGTGTAGCGGTAAGGACGGAAGATCATAACGAAAACCAAACGAACCGTGATTGGCTGATTGAGAAGATACCGGGAGCAATAAGGAATTTAATTTTATATGTGATCAAACTGAAGAAGGAAATTATTCAATTAAGAAAGGAGCTGAGTGATGAGCGTAAAAAATCCATTGGGTGAAATAATAAGTGATGAGCAATTTGAACAATTAATGAACGAGGGGTTGTTAAACCCTATGCGCGTAAGGGATAGAACGATAAAGGCAAGGTATGACGAAATGAGGATAGGTAAACCGTTGTCCTCCGATAAGTGCATTGAGAAAATCCGGGATGAGGAATATCCTTATCTAACTTTTGAAACAATTAGAAAGATAGTGATGTGCAGATGGAAAAAGAGAAATTAAAAAATATAGATCCGGAAATGATTTTAGAGGAAGCCATAGAGATAGCTGAAGGGCTAGCTTGCGGTTATAGCAATGAAAGCGGGGACGCTATGAGCACTTACCTTAGTGTGCTGGTTACTTATCTAGCACGTTTGCCGAAGATGGAAGCAGATGCAGAATACTTAATGAATTACGCGAAAGGGGATAAGGCAGACAAGGAGGCAAGCAAAGCGAAGAAAGATCAGATAAGCGCAACGCTGTTTAAGGAAGTGATGGGAGGAGAGGTTTCAACATTTACGCGGATATACAGTTTCGTGCATAGGTTAAACTCAAACATAATTGAGATACAAAAATCTGTAATAACGCAGTTGAGTTATCTAAAGTCAACGATGCCAAAAAACATAAACGAAGGTGAACTGGTGAAGAAGATTGAGAGCTTAACGCGGGAAGTTTCGGCACTAAAGAAGTGGAAAGAAGAAGTGCTTTAATAATTAGGAATTAGGAATTAGGAATTAGGAATTAGGAATTAGGAATTAGGAGAAAAAATAAAATGTGTGTAACAGTTTATAAAGGGAAGGAAGTAATTGGGACGGTAGGGGAGTTGAAAAAGGGATTCCCGGGTGTACCGTTAATTATTTATAAAGAATATAGTGAGGTTAAGGACGAACAATGTTTGTGCCCGATTGACTTGGACCAAATGTTTAAGGGCGCGGGGATAAGGTTTGAATATGATTATGATTATTTCATCTTAAATGAAAGTGAACAATGAAAAAGAAAGATCAAGAACCGGTTTATTTGATGTTTGATGCAAAGAATAAGCTGTATGTAGCTTCGTTGGGGCATACGACCCAGGCGAAGTATGGAAGAAGGTTTACGGAAGCGGGAGTAAAGAAGTTTATGAAAAAGCATCCAGGAGATGAGAAAAAGCCGATAGCTGAAGACGTGGAGCAATAACCATGAAAATAAACGGTGAAGATGTAAATGTTTTGGAGGAAGGGAAAGAACAATTAACGGATGAAACGGTAGCGAAGTTTTTTGTGATAAAGAAATTATTCCAGGAGAAGAGATTACCGCCGCACGACAGCAATTATGTGAAATATTTTCTCGAAATGTATAAGATCGGGTTTGATGTTGAGGAAATGGTTGAGTTCCGAAGTTTTTGTGAGGAGGATTTTGCTGATTGGAAGCGAACACAAATAGCTGAGGATTTTGCGCGGGGGGCTTCGTTTGTAAATTTAAAAGAATTAGGGCTTGAGTAATTCCGCCAGAGGCGGACACGTAGGGAGTAGGAATGAAAACAGAAAGCATAATTGAGCAGACTAAGAAATTCCGAATAATATTTAACGGAATAAAAAGATGAGAGAGTTTATTATTTGTGCGGCGATACATTTTAAGGACGGAGTGAAACGTGAACACCAGCCGAAGAATATTGAGAGCGGGATTGTAGTGACCGGGAGAAGGCATCATAATTGTTATTTCACCGTGTTTATGTTAAGTGGGGAAAGGTGGAACGCGGTTGAGCATGTTCAGGGGTTTTTAACTTCCTTGGATAGGTTTGTAACTAGGGCTGAAGGATACGAGATAGCAAAACGGGAAGGACAATTGTTTAGCGGGATGTTGCATGATGATAAACCGATACTTATTAGTGAGGAGTTGTATTAAAATGAAGGATAAAATAACAACGCTTGAAATAGAGGCGAGATTAGCCGGGCATTTTAATTACCGGCAGAATTTAATTGTACCAAATATTTCTTGGGGGATGAATATACATGAGTGTGATTTGTTGATAGTTACTAAAAGCGGATATGCGACTGAGGTTGAAATTAAAATAAGTAAGGGAGATCTGAAAAAAGATGCAGAGAAGAAGCATAACCACGAAGATAGATATAACAGGATAAGGCGATTGTATTTTGCAATCCCGGAAAGTTTGACGGATTGTATAGAGTTTATCCCGGAACGAGCGGAGATAATAGTTCTAAGTAGGGGCAAGAATTATGGAGAGGATTATCTTTATTGTAGGGTGTTAAGGGAGGCCAGGGTTAATAATACTTGCAAAAAGTTTACTGATGAGGAACGATTTAATGTTGCAAGATTGGGAACAATGAGAATCTGGGGATTGAAAAGAAAGATAATTACAGCGAGGAAGAAAGAAAAAGTTAAAATAGGAGATAGAACAACATGAACAAAAAGATAAAAAGAGTTGAGGAACTAGGGGTTAATGGTTGTACGGAAGCGATGCACAATAGGGCTATGGAGCTTAAGGCCGAATTAATTAAACGGCTTACTGAGTTGGAGAAAATTAAGAAAAAATCATTGTTGGGAAGGATACTCTGTCTATTTGGGCTACATTCTTATAGTGAGGAGTATGCCGGATTATTGAACAGGAAATGTAAACGTTGTAGTAAAATAACCCAAGGGAAGCAGGATACTTATGATTTGAAAGGAATTAAGATTAAGAAGGGTTGAATAAGTTGAATATTCAACCCTAAAAATTAGAAATAAATAAGTAAATCGGATTGTTAATACATAGGAACTCTAAACCATGAACATTTTTTTAGATAAAACCGGACAACCCCAAGCGCAAAATACGGAAAAGCATATTTTAAGCACAGAAGAAATGCTTGACGATATTTTGCAAGACGACCAGCTGCAGAAACAACTGAATGAGCAGAGTAAGGCGGGCGGGATTGTTTTACCTCTTGCTGAAGAAATGATTTCGACGTTACAAGAAATTGAAGGGCTTAATTTTGACTATGCAGGGCAACAAAAAATTATTAACTGGGAAAACCAGGACGTTCCATACCGTGTGTTAAGAAAGGCAGGAAATACGGAGGCGGGGAGACTTGTTAAGAACCATCGCCGGTTAGGTTTAACGCAGTATGGGCGGACACCAAAATCAGACGGGATACAACGAGGGGCAAAATTAGTTTTTAGTGATCCGGATTATTCCCCCACAAAAGAGGAAAAATTAAAGCTAAGGATTTGGGAGGATAAGATTTTTAAGAATTTCTTTTTCCCGGCAAACGACCGTTGGGCGAATTTTGCCAAGTTTATAGGAAATGCTTATGAAGATTGGTTTGACCTGGACGATATAACGGCTGAGATACGGAGGGACGGGCTTGGAGACCCACTAGCGGTACATTTACAAGATCCGATAATTTATAAGCCGGTATTAAAGAAAAGCAGAGTTTACCCAAATTGGAGAGGGGAGGAGGATTATCTAAACCCTTACATTGAAGATTGGGAAGCGATGGTAACGGGTAAGAGAGCTTTTATTGATGAAGACGAAGTGCCGCTTGAACCGGATTATGTTTTGCATTATAACAATATGCGGCTAGGAGCAACTACTGATTATCATGTAAGGAAATTCCACTTTTTTACCCGTAGTGATTTTAGATTTGCACAGCGCGGGTACGGGATAGTTGAACAATCCATTTCAATTCTAACATACATAATTAATGCGTTAAAAATGAATGCCAGCAATTTTATGAATAATAAATTGCCGAAGGGGTTTGTATTATTCACCGGAGGCGGAATTGGGGCAATGCAGCTTGAAAAATTGAAGAAGATAATGAGCGCATACATGGGAGGACTTGCTCCAAACCGTTTCCCGATTCTTGGACTGAATAGCGAAAAGGGAGATGGTAAATGGGTGGGAATAGGTGGGAACAGCCGCGAGATGGAATACCACCTTTGGATTACTCTTCTATTTTCGATCTTTTGCCGGTTGAGTGGAACAGATCCGCGGGAAGTGAGTTTAGGGGCTCATTCAGACGCGATAAGACCGCAAAGTATAGGGGAAAAGAGCGCGGACGGTGTTGTAAATGAGAATAAGGATATGGGGGAAAGAACATTTCTTATCCATCTAAAAGATTCACTGAATGCTACCGATAAATACGGTTTGAATTTATTCCAACAAATTACAAAGATGAGAGTTGAGCTGGATTTTGCCGGATTTGAGATTGAGGATAAGAAACTTAAGCAGGAGATTACAAAAGGATACTTACAGACAAGTAAATCAATAAACGATGTTTTAGCGGAAGAGGATAAGGAGAAATATACTTTAATGATTGATGAGGATACAAACCTCTTTGATATCCCGGCAGCTAATTGTGAAGTAGTTAAAAGTGTAATACAATTTAAGCTAAATGCCTTTGCACAAAAGCAGGCCGCCGAACAGCAGCAAGCCGCCGAACAGCAGCAAGCCGCAATGGGTGGAGGGATGCCAGGACAGCCGGGAGCGGGACCAGGTGAGGAAGGTGATCAGAACGGGGAGGGATTAACTGAAGACGATAAAGCATTAATTGAAAAATATAAAGGAGCAAGTAATGTTGAGATTGATAAGGAATTAAAGCAATGATAAAAATTAAAATGTGGGGGCAGACAGTATTAGAAATAGAGGGGATTGAAACGAAAGGGACAGTAAACAATTTCCACTACCGGGATTGTGTTTTCGGGCAGCCGATAATTGTAACGATGAAAAGCGAGGGGACAACAGCACAACGGGAGATAAAAAGAGAGACGATATCCGAAGAAAAGTATCTTGGTATGGTAAAGGACGTTGCGAACAAGACTGGATTTGACCCAAGTGAAGTTGAGTGGATTTTAAGAGAGGCTGAGGGTTATTTAGGAGGAGCATCATAATGCTGATTTCGCCGTTAGACGGGAAAATATTGCATCTAAAAGAACTCGGGATGATTGAGGATATACTTTTTAACGAAGTAGTTTCACCGGATGAATTTTATAGAGAGCTAACATCATTTCTAAAGAAGAATTACGATCTTGATAATAGGGCAATGTTTACTACCCAGGAACTTGAGCAAGTTGATTCCTTTATTAAAAATTATTTCACTACAAAAATAAACGAAGCTAAGATATGGCTTTTACGCGCTTATGTGATGGGACGGTATTTAGCGCATACTGATTTAACCGGAAACATCTTCAGGCTTGGAAATTTAAGCAGCTTACCAAAGTATGTAACAGACGCGGCAAAGCAATACGGCTTAAGCATTGAGGAGGCAATGGCATTACAGCAGGCAGTAGAGGAAAGCGCCGTGCTGATGACAAACACAACGCAGAGCACAATCCAGACGATACGAGAAGCACTTGTAGAAAATGTTAAGACACAAGGGGACGGGAAAAAGTTAATTGGAAAGTTGCGGGAACTTTGCAAGGATGATGTTGGAGAAATTAATCGGGATTGGAAAAGGGTTAGCATTACGGAAGCCAATTACATTTTTAACAACGGTTATATATCAATGCAGGAAGAGGGCGCTTATGTTGTTGGGCTGAGTATGCCGGATGCCTGCGGGTTTTGTGCGACTGAAATTAATGGGCAAGTTTTTAAAGTAAGAAAAGATATTCCGCCAGATTACACAACTATGAAGGGGGCAGAGTATGAGAAGTGGGCAAAGGTTTGGGAGACTGAAATTTGGGTAGGGAAAAACAATTACGGCAGAAGTACGAGCATTCGGAAACGGATTGACAAGAACCGCGGGAACAAGGAAGATAATTTACGAGAGAAAGAACATCACGAACATTCGATGCCAACTTGTCCCGCACACCCAGAATGTCATTGTAGATGGGTTAGTATAAAACCTAAATTTATGTGGATAGATGAGCATGGGCAAATGAGAGCGCGGGTTGAGGATGAGGATGCTTGGCAGGAATGGTATGAGGAAACAATTACGAATTAGGAATTAGGAATTAGGAATTAGGAGAAAATAATAATGAAAGATTTGATTGAAAAAGTAAAAGTATTTTTAAGCGGATTGCTCCCAAATAAGGCGGAGAAGAAAAGGCCCGTTATAATTAAAAAGATTGAACCAGGCGCGGCAAAGAAAAAGAAAGTAGTTAAGAAAACGGTAGTGCATATAAAGTTAAAAGGAAAGGGACGAAAATGATAACTGCAATAATGTTTGGTTTGTTGTTTGTGGTGTTTGCGGCTTTAGCAGAAAGCTTTGAATATGCAGAGCGTTATGTTGTCACGGATATTTTACGCGATAAATATTTAAGTAAACTTTGGCATTGGTTCCAACTGTTTGAAAGAATATTCGCGATCACATTTGGTTTTAGTTTGGCATATTCAATGGACCTAGGAGACGCTATTAAGGTAATATTCTTAATAGCGTCCATTTTTTGGATAGCCTATGACGGAGCGATAAATATTGCACGGAATAAAAATATTTTTTTTATCAGCGGAGAGAGCACAAGCGCGTTTGACCCTTTTGCTTATCCTTGGTTGAAGATCGGGTTATTAATTACTTCAATTATTTTATTGCTAATATAGGAAAAAGAAAAATGGACGAAAAAGATTCACTTGTAAAAGAGTTTAACAACGAACTATTCAAAGCAGATTATAATGAGTTCAAAGAAGAAATTAGAGAAAAGATTGGTCACATAGGGGATAAGTTTGACCGCATTATAAATAAACTTGATAACCTTGACATGGTTTACATTGTGAATGGGGGAAGTGACGGGAAAGAAGTTGGATGGAAGAGGAAAGATTTGTTCCAGGTACTTTATGATAATGGTGTGAAGAAAACGAAGATGATGGAAGAAATGTTTAAGAGGGAAATTGGAGAGCTTAAAAGATTGATTACGCAACATATTGACAGTGGGTTTAAAAGCGGTGTTAACAAATTAAGCTGGTGGGGAACAAAGCTATTACCGATTATCATTGTAACGGGAATAGTGTTATCGCTAATATTTGTATTGTTGGGACAGCATGAGCTTGCAGAGAAAATACAAACTTTAACAAAAAATAATTAGAGTTGATGAAATGATTTCTTACAAATTACCGGATTATGAAGGCGGATTTATTACCAAATCAGTTGAATGTAATTGCATTGTTACGCGGGATGCTAACGGGTACTTACTAGGGAGTAAACCGGTTAATTGTGTAAAGAAGGGAGTTAATACCAACTTTGGGAAAGTTGTGGATTATTCAACTAATTATGTTGTTCTAAAAAATGGCTCGAATGTTAAACGGGTGAGACGGGAAGATCTGAACAATATTTTGTTAAAAAGTTTGGACCAACCGGAAGTTATATCTGAAGAGATAAAAGTATCGGGGAGTTTTGAAACTTTAGCGGGGAAGGTTTTGGTTAAAAGTGAAAGTGAAATTGTTCGTGACTTACTTACCGATCCGGATAAAGTTTTAGCCAGGGGGAATAGCATAATTTTTTCTAAAACCAAAAATGGGGTAGAATATGAAGCTGAAGCAGTAAAGAAAGGATTGCTTGCAAAATCATTGTTATTAAAGGGGATTACATCAAAAGAATTAGTTGTAACGAAAAGAATATTATTCAAAGGGGTAGCGTTGTCTTTAAAGACTCCGAAAGTATTTAATTTGAATAGTTCACCGGCGGGGAGCAGTGGAAGTGCATGGAACGCAAAAGGAGGGATGAAACCAAATCATAAATACATTGAACGAAAACCGGCGAAGAGCGGAGACGGTTATATTTATTTGTATGAACTTCCTTCCGGTAAAAAGGAATGGAGAGATGAGGCGGGAAAAGCGGTTGAGGGAGGTCAAGCGAGCGCGGATTATCAGTTAGAAGAGTTTAAGGTTGGTGATATTGTAAGACAAGGAGAACGGCTTGGAAGAATAAAGGAATCTTCTACAAACATGCTTGCGGTAAATTTTGGGGGAGAGATGAAAGTGATCAACAAAAAAGAGCATGTTGAAAAGGTTAAGCAACACCAATTGATGAGAGAAGGGGATACGATGTTGTATGAGGGAAACGATGCAAAAATACTCCGTGTAACCGGGAAAGCAGCATTGATAAACACGGCTGATAATAAGCTGAAGGTGATAAATCTTGAGAAACAACTCGAGAAATACGAGCCCCAAAAAGATGAGAAACGATTAAATAAATACAGTGATGTATACCAGGGAGAAGCAGAGCGAAGAGCCGGACAAGGAGGAGCGGATAATTACAATATCAGTTATGAAGAACAGCCGGGGTATAAGGATTTTATAAACAACGCAAAGCAAACCGGATTTGGGAGGAAAAGCGATCTTGAAATGGTTAAGCGAATAGAGACCGGGAACCGTTTACGAACAGTCCGGTGGGACTATAACCCGGAGACACAAGATATTAGTTTTATGGTTGACGGAGTTGAGGATTATCCGTTAAGTTTTATGGGGAAGAAATACAAAATTAGGGATATTACCGATGAAGGGTATAGTTTGGAGGATGCAGAAACAAAAGAAAAAGGTTTATTCTTATCGCACAAAGATTATGCAGCTCATTCGAAAGATAATGAAATGCGAACTGATTTGAAGCATGAAAAGGTTGGAGGAGTAAACGGATATGAGGTTGTAAAAGAACCAGCCAGAACTTTTAGTTTTAAGCCGAAATATACTGAAGAGGAAAGGGCAAGATTTGATAAACGCGGCGGAAGCCGGCCCAGCCGTTGGACACGGGGGAAAGAACGGAGTTTGCAAAGCACAGAGGAAAAGAAACGATTAGTTGAGGCACTAGCCGAACAACGTAAAAAGAATCTTGAAGTTTTGGGGACAAAAGATTTTGCAGATTTTGAAAAGCTGCACAAGGAGAAAGGATTTTCAATTGGAGAGAATAGATTTCATGCTGTAAAAGAAATTGAGGCAGGAGGAAGAACTTTTAGAATAAAAAGTCAATTTAAACCGGATAAAATGAGTTGGGAAACATCGATCGATGGACCGGTTAAAAAATTACAGTTGGGAGAAAAGCATTTACCGATAACGGATATATCGAAGGATAAAGTTTTTTACCATGAAGGAGGGGATGAAAAAAGTATATCCTTTGATGAGCTGAAGACCATTAACGGGAAAAGTTTGTTTGAACCGACAAAAGAGAGCAAAGGAATTGTAAGTAATTTAGATCCGATGAAGATTTATTTTGGTGATAAGGATGTAACAAGCGGTATTTATGAAATAGTTGAGGCAAAGGATTTAGTAGCTTCTCATAAACCGGATGGAACCCCAAATAAAGATTATCAGATATCAGACGCGCAGAACAGAGACCGCAGCACTCCGCAAAGTATTGCACAAATAAACAAGATTGCAACTAATCCAAATTTTGATTTCCTAAGCGACAGCAAGACCGCACAGGACGGTGCACCTATTGTTGACGAAGATTATAACGTTATTGCCGGGAATGGGCGGGGAATAGGCGTACAGCAGCATTACGACAATAAAGGGGAGAAATACCGGAGCGATCTTTTAAAGAATGCCGGGAAATATGGTTTTAGCGCTGAGGATGTTGAGAAGATGGAACAGCCGGTTTTGGTGAGGCGAACGAATGTTGACGCGAAGGAGGCGCAACGACTGGGAGCAATAAGTAATACTTCAAATATGCTCGCAACGGAGGAACGGGAAGCAGCGAAAGGAAAAGCAACGAGAATTGACGACGCAACGTTTAACAATTTATCAGGAATGTTTACTTCGGCTGAGGGAGTACACGAAACACTTAACCAATATCTTGATGAAATTGGACCGGATATTGTGAATGAATTGCTTAAGAAGAAAATAATCCCGGAGAATGAAGCGCACTTGTACATTGATCCAAAGAGCGGAAAGATGGATGCAGGGCATAAGGAAAAGGTTAAGCAGATATTAACGCAATCGGTTTTGGGAGAGAGCAGCCAGCATTTTGAGAAGATACCGGAAGCGGCAAGGGCGGGAACGGTTAAAAGTCTTGGAGATATTTTTGCGCTGAAGGGGAAAGCCGGTGATATTGTTCCTAATCTACAGGAAGCCGTAAAGATATTGGCAAAGTATGAGGCAGTTAAGGATAATTTTAAGTCCCCGGATGATTTTGTTAAGCAAGCGGCAAATGACGCGTTTGAACCGTTGAAAGGGAGCAAAGAGGGATTAGCATTGTTCGAATTACTTTCCGGCAGCAAACCAAATGAGATGAAGGATAAAATACATGATTACAAGTTAAGCATGGGAGGGGATATGTTTAGCGAAGGCAAACCGGCGAATGAAGCGTTTGATGAAGTGTTTAAGCCGAGGTATGTAAGCGGGGTTAATAAGAGTTTGTTTAGCAGAATAAAGATGTTCGGGAAACGATTGAGAAAATCTTTAAGTGGAAATGAACGGGATGAGTTTAACAAAAAACACCCGAGAGATAAAAAAGGTAAATTTGAAGTAAAGAAAGGGGGGGAGTTAAAAAAACTATTTGATGAATTTAGGAGTAAGTATGTAAAAGCATATGAGACACCACTTGGTATTGTTAAGTTGCGCGAAAAAGACTTTCATAAAATAGTTGGGATACACCAATTCGGAAGAGATGCTTTTGAAAGAATGCTTGCTGAGGGTTCTATAAATTGGGATGTAATTGAGAGTGGGGATATCCGTGATTTGGAAGTATTCAATTTTATAGAAGATATTCTTATTAAGCCGGATGAAATAAGAATTGCAAAAGAGGGGAAGCTTGATTCGGATTTTATTTTCATTTTAGATAGAGGAGGTATTCAATATTATGTAGCGTTTACAAAAAATGATTTAGTAAGGACACTTCATAATTTTGATAAAAATTATATTGAACGCAATAGCGGTAAAACTATTTATACAAAAGAAAAAGGGCTTATTAAATCAATAAGCCCTATAAAAAATCGTCACTCCTTTCGCCTCAGCACGGCGAGTGACTTTCCAAGGGCAAATATAGTGAGTGCAGGTATTATTGTCAAGGGGAATCATAAATTAAGCGAAGAATTATTTAATGAATCGTCAACGGGGAATGACGGGAGTTTTGATTCGGAGAACGCGGATATAACGCAGGGGACAAAGATAACGAGGAAAATAATTATGAAGAGAAAGAAGAAGAGGGACGAAACTTTTTTATTGTAGGTGAATAAAAGATTTTATAAGTTAATACATAAGAATAAATGTAAATTAACAGAACAAATAACAATAACTTAACACAAGGAGTTAGAACAATGGTACAATTCCCATTACTCACAAACGCTGAGGTTCAGGCAAAAGACTTTATGAACCAGGGAGATATTACGAAAGCATTAGACCTTTTGCAGAATCTTCCGTATGTAAACGTTTCATCCGCATTGGCAGCAGGCGCAACGGGTGTAACGGTAAACGAACACATCTTTGTAGCGCCATGCAAAATGGAAGTTTTGCAGGCAAAGTTCATTACAACCGCAGTTAACACGGGTTCGGGCAACGAGCCGGTAGTAAAATTGATGGCCGGGACTGATGAAGTTGGAGCCAGCGGCGCAGTTGTGGTAGCAGGCGCGGCGATCGGTGATGTTGCAAGCTTAACACTCGACAGCGCCAAGGTTGTAGTAGCGTCCGGAGGAAAACTTATTCTTAGAATAGTTAACCCCGGAGGAACAATAACCACACCGTTAACCGGAAAACTTCAGTTCATTTGGAAACCAACTGTTTAGTTGGTGGTTATTAGTAGTCAGTTATCAGTTATCAGTTGATAGAAGAAATTTTATCAATAATTGATGACTGACTTCTTTTTTTTAATTACGAATTAGGAATTAGGAATTAGGAGATTGAGGTTATGTTAATATTTTACACAGAGAGAGAAGGAGGGAACTGGATACCGTTGAGGGTAAAAACTACACGGGGCAAATTATTGAAGCGGTTGAAAAAATTTGCATTTAAGAAATTAGCAGAGATTATAATTGAAGGGGAAAAGTTTCTTATGGCTAGTGTGTTGTTCCCAAACGATTTGGTTTACTGCCCTATTCTTAACCAAACAGATAGAATTAAATCAAAAGGGAAAACTTGGTTTTTTAAAAGTGGTAAACTCACCAAAGTAACTACGAATTATCATAAATGGTTGAAAGGACAATTAGGGATTAAATGAGCGGCAGGATAGGACAGTGCGATAGTTTGGAGTTTATGAAAAAGCAAGAAGATTTTTCTGCTGATATTATCTATTGTGATCCGCCGTATGCGTTGGGGAGTGAAGTTATTATACGCAAAGACGGGAAACCGGATTATAAAAAAGCCGTAGATTTTATGAATAAATGGGATATGCCAAACGGCGATTATTGGGAGGCTTGGTTTAAGGAAGCATTTAGAGTATTAAAGTACGGCGGGCGTGTAATAATGTTTGGAATGGACCGCCAATTAATGCTGAATAAATATTATGCTTGTTACGCCGGATTTGAGGAACAGCAAAGTTTGTATTGGTATTTTATTTCGAACTTTCCGAAAGCTACTGATTTAAGCAAAATGATTGACCGAAACGCAGGAGCGGGAAGGGAAGTTGTTGGAATAACTTCTATCCCAAATGGGAAAGAAAGTGCATACCAAGGTGAACGATATAAAGAAAAAAGGGAAACTGCTTTTGGGGTTATTCAAGACCAACCGGATAAAACCGCGCCATTCACAGAGCTTGCAAAAAAATATGAGGGATACAAATATTCTATTTCACCATTAAAGCAAACGAACGAAACGATAATGGTTTTTCAAAAGCCATATAAAACCGGAAGTTGTTTGCACGACACTTTTGCGTATGAAAATGGAGATAGGGAATGTTTATGCGGGGCTTTGAATATTGAGGGAAATAGAGTTGGATTCGCTTCAAATGAAGATGAAGCGGAGAGTAAAAATAAAAATCAACATGAAGATTTTGGCACAAAGCCAATGACGGGTAATAATGTTTACGGCGATTTTTCTATGATCGGACAAAAGAATTATAATCCTCCCGGTCGTTATCCTTCGCAAACTTTTATTGAGTGCATTTGTGATGAAGTAGTTATTAAAAAGAATGAGGCGCAGCCATATTCTTACAGCGGAAAAGAATACCAGAACAAAGAAACATCGATGTTTAACGGAGACAAACCACAAGCGCCAAGTAATTATAATGATAAAGGAAGCGGCCAGATACACACGAATCCGAATTGTCCGTGTGCAAGATTAGATTTACAAAGCGGAGAATTGCAAAAAGGGAAAGGGGACTATGTACGCAAAAACGGAGCGGAACAATTTTTAAGCGCAATGGGGCAAGATAAAACAGACCCGCCAAATAAAATATCAGATACCGGCGGATGCAGCAAGATTTTACACAAGTGTGAGTTTGATGAAGAAGAGCATGATATTTATTTTTATTTCCCGAAGGTGAGTAAGGCTGAACGAAACGGCGGACTGGAGGAGCTATCACTAAAAGGAAGGGAACCAAAGGGCAATAATCAAGGAGTGAGATATTGTAAAGATTGTGGTTTAACAGATAATGGGACCAATAATCATAACAATTGCTCTGGTATATTTGAATATAAACTTTGTCAGTCTGTTAAGAATAACCATCCCACATTAAAACCAATTGCGTTAAACAAAAGAATTTTATCTCTGTTCAAGACACCGAACGGGCAGAAAATACTTTATCCTTTTGCCGGAACCTTTTCAGAAGTAATAGGGGGATATTTAGCGGGGTTTACAAATTTTGAAGGTTGCGAGTTAAAAGAAGAATGGATAACCATAGGCGAAGCAAGGTTTAGTTACTGGACAAATAGAGAGAAGAAAGAAGCTGCTGAAAATGAAGATCAGTTTAATTTATTCACCCAGACCGAGGCAGCATAATGAAATTATTTGGCAGAACAATAGTAAAAAGTAAAGTAATTGTTGAAAATCTTGATGATAAGTTGAAGGCTGAAAAGACTTTCAAACTTCAGGATAGAATTTATTTTAAAGGTCTTGATATTGCAGTTGAGAATAAAAAGGGAAGCATACGGCGCGGTGTAAATGATGATGGTACAAAATGGGAAACGTTTATGCACATTCCTTACGGCTATATTAGGCGAACGGAGAGTGTTTCGGACGGTGAGAAGATCGATTGTTACATTGGAGAAAATAAGGATAGTGAAAAAGTTTTTATTGTAAATCAGAATAACCCTTACACGGGAAAGTTTGACGAACAAAAGTGCATGTTGGGATTTGACACGGCAGAAGAAGCGAAGAAGGCATATTTGAAACAGTATGACAATCCTAAGTTTTTCGGGAGTATAAAAGAAATGAGCTTTGATGAATTCAAGAAAAAAGCACTTTCAACGGAAGATAAGCCGAAACTATTAAAAGCGTTCGGGCTAATGTTGAAAGCGTTCGGTACGCAACTTGGAATGTTTGATGGAGTTATCGAAGGGCAAACGAAGCAGAAAGACGGGCATACTTATGAAGTGAGGCGGAGTAAAAAGAATCCGCTAGTAAAGAGATTATTTAGGGCCGATAAGGAAGAGAGCAAACCAAAGGAATTGAGTTTATTTGATCAGAAGGTGAGGGTAGGCAGCAGGCAATCGGCAGTAGGAAGAAAGTTGCAAGTAGAAAGTGGAAAGTCGAAAGAGGATTTGCTTTGGGAAGAGTTGGAGAGTATAAAGCAAGCTCGTATAGATAGACCAAGAAAGAATGATTGGGACCGACAAAAGAAAATGCTGAGGATACAAGATGAAATTATAAAATTGGGGAACGATAAAAAGGGAGGGGGGAACGATCATTTGGGGTTATCTAATTATAAAGATGATTTGACAATGGATAACACACCGATTGCGCCGGAAGTGCTTGCAGGCAATGTGTTATCGGGATATTATGATAGAAAAGAACCGGACTATGAAGAGATAGAAGATCTTTTTAACCAGCCGCAAGAACCGAAAAAGGAAACACCCAAACCAAAAGAACCGAAGGCAGAAATTAAAGCGGTGAAAGGGAAGAAGAACCGGAAGGAGATTAATTCTAAGGTTGAGGAGTTATTAAAGACAAAGAAGAATGAAGAGATGAGCGCCGAGGATATTGAACTATTAGCGCAGTACACCGGACGCGGCGGGTTGTTAGGAGATACGCTTGAGGATATCTCGCTTAATGAATTTTACACACGTAAGGATGAAGCGGAATTTATTTGGGATATGATAGGGAAGTTAGGTTTTAAGGGAGGAAATGTTTTGGAGCCAAGTTGTTTTATAAAAGGGACAAACATTATAACAGAAAAAGGAATAAAAACAATTGAGAATATTGAAATTGGGGATATGGTTTTAACTCATAGGACCATATTTCAAAAAGTATATAATACAACTATCAAGAAAACAAAAGAAATTGTTGAAATTGAAATTCCAAATTCACCAACCACTATACAAACCACAAGAGAACATCCCTTTTATGCAGTTAAAGTTCCCAAGTGTTCAATAAAACATAGACCTTGCCATGTTGGGCATTCATCAAACGACGAGAAATGCGAAAAACGATGGCAAGAGTATACACCACAATGGATACCGGTGGGCGAATTAAACCAAGGGGATTATATAATTGACGTTTTTGATAAAACGGAAGAAAGAAAAGAGTTTATAGAATTAGAAATAAAAAATTTGCTTAATTCAAAAACTCCGGAACGGATTGCGATTACTGAAGAACTATTAAAAATCATAGGTTTATACATTTCGCAAGGGTGCTCTGATGGTAATTGCGTTATATTCACCATCCATGAAGATAGAAAGGAATTGCATGATTTAATTATAAATTATTTTAATGGACTTGGTATAAAAGCAACATTAAAAATAAAAAAGAATAATAAATCAATTGAAATAAGAGTAAATAGTTCACCTCTTGCAAGATTGCTTTTGGAGAATATAGGGAGATTATCTTTTAATAAAAGCATACCAGGATGGTTAATGAAACTTTCGATTAACCAACAGAAACATTTAATATGGGGATTAGCGAATGGGGATGGGCATATAGATAAGAAAAATTTTTTTAGTTATGATACAACAAGCAAGAATCTTGCTGAACAAATAAAAAGAATTTTTTATAGACAGAGTATTGTCCCTTCTTATAGAACAACTAAAATTAAAAAGGGGAAAAAGTTTATTAATGGTAGAGAAGTTATTTCAAAACACGAAATGTACCATGTTATTGTTGCTGGTTTTTATTTTGAAAAGTTTTTAGAAATTATATATAACCAGAAAAATGAGAAAAGGGCAAAATCATCATCAAGAACGGGTTTTGTAAGGGGTAATTATGCCTATATAAAATTACAAAAAATCAGGATAAAAGAGGTTGAAGAAACCGAGGTCTATAATTTTTCAGTTGAATCAGATGAAAGCTATTGCATACAAGGTGCTACTGTCCATAATTGTGGAACGGGGATTTTTGTTGAGACCGCACCGGAGAAAGCATTAGTAACCGGGATTGAGATCGAGGAAACAAGCGGACGTATTGGGCAGATACTCCACGGCAATGAACATGATATCAGAATTCAGAGCTTTGAGCAGTTTATAAAAGACTATGACAATATGGGGGCAGATTTAGAGGGGGGAGAATATGACGCGATAGTTGGGAATTGTCCGTTTGGTAAAAGGGGATTGAGCGCAATGGATGATAGGGAAAAGAGTGATATAAAATTCCATGAGCAATATTTTATTGATAGAGGTTTAGATATGTTGAAGCCGGGGGGAATAATGGCAATGATTGTTCCAACGAGTATTATGGATAACCAACTTAATCAATGGCGGGGAGAGATAAATAAAAAAGGAGAATTTTTAGGAGCGATAAGAGTACCAACCGGAGCATTCAAACACACAGACGCGCAAGTAACAACAGACATAGTTTTCTTTAAGAAAAGACCGCCGGAAGTGATCGAGCATTTGAATAAACTTTCTAAGGAAGAACTTGGGGAAGCTTATGATGATATGGTGTTGGACGCTGATTTTGTTTCGGGAAATTTCTTTAAGAATAATTCTGAGTACGCATTAGGCACGGAAACAAGTGGAATGTTCGGGATGAAGATTTGGAAGGGGGATGTTACAAAGGCTGATCTTGAGAAAGTCGGTGAGTTATTAAATCATGAAGCAAGGGATTACAACAGTTTAGGTATTGATGTTGGCAAATATGGTGAGTTGGAAAAAGAACTTGAACCGGGAGACGTAAAGATATTAAACGGAAGGACTTACATACTTAATAAAAACCATAGATGGGAAAGGTTGAAAGATCAGGAAGTAGTATTACAAAACTTACCGGAAGATATTAAAAAACTTGGTATTAAGAGTTGGGATGAATGGAGAATTAAAAGTGAAGACACAGCTTATTTATATGGTTTGAATAAAGACCAACTAAAACTTTTCGGACAAACAAGGATAGTAAATGAGCTAGATGGATACAATGGTAAGAGTGATTTTCAGACGGAATATTTGACTAAGGGAGTTATTCTTGGTTTAGCTGTAAAGGATTTTAGGAAGGAATTGCAGGACGGAAGATTATCCGCTGAAGAGGCACAAATAGAAGCGGGGAAACTGAAGATATTACTGAAGGATTTTATTGAAAAGTATGGACACCCAATTGATAATTTGAAGTTGAATAAATTTTTTAGGAACAGCGGAAATACGCCACTCTTGGATTTAGCAGGAAGCTATGATAAGAACGGGAACACAATCAAGATGTTTGATGATCCGCTGTCTTTTTATAAAGTTTATCAAACAAAAAGCGAGATTGGAACGGTGGATAGGAATGATATTGTTTCAGTGATTAGTTTTCTTTTTGCAAATAATTTTCCAACGGATTATCAAACCGTAAGAGGCGAATATGAAGGGGATGGAGATATTGAAAGAGAACTTGCTTACAGCGATGAAATTTATTTTGATGAAGAAGGAAATTATAAACCAAAAGAGGAAGTTCTTTACGGTTATATTTACGAAAAAATAGACGCTTGGGAAAAGCAAAGAACCGAACTGAAGAAGGAAGCGAAAAACGATAAGTTAAGCGATAAAGAAAAAGAACTTAACACACAAAAGATGCGGAAACTTGAAGATCAGATAATTGAGGCGAAAACGAGAGCAAATATTAGAGAGATTAAACAACTTCCGATAATGTTAAGCGATGCAGGGAGTATTTACGATATAGGCATCTTAAACAAATATTTGGAAGAAAAGATAGGAGCGCATTTCTTAGGTGAATTACGCAAGGATGAAAAGAGCGGGTTTATTCTCCCGGTTGATCAGAGTTCAGCAAATTTGTATTTAAGCTACGCTGATATTACCAAAGAAGGTAAATCAACAGAAGTAAAAAAAGATTTACGCAATTTGTTTAACAAAGATGAGCACCCCTTGTTATTTATGATATTGAATAAGATGAACGGGTTGGGTTTACCGGCATTACGAACTGAGGGAGGTATAGCAAAGAAAGAACAAGTGTTACAACTTGAAACCGATTTTAAGCAATATTTGTCAGATAGTGAGGAAGCTGATAAAATTGCGGATACTTATAATAGGTTGTTCAATTCGTACATACAAAAAACGTATGATGAAACACCAATTGAGGGGATAAAGCATTTTGCCTATGATAGAGTAGTTGGAAAAGACGCAAGCGGAAAGGATATAACCGGAAGAGATAAGGCGGGCGGCCATACATGGGCAACGGTTCGCCGTATGTATGAACAGGGCAAAGGCATGATAGCGCACGGGGTAGGTTTGGGGAAGACGTTAGAAGCGTTGATCTTAGTTCTCTTAAGTAAAGAGACGGGCCGGGTAAGTAAACCGAGTATAGTAGCGCCGAAATCGGTATTGTTAAATTGGGTAGCAGAAATTGAGAAATGGACGCAAGGGGTAAATTATTTATTGGTAGGGTATAGGAAGGATTCAACCGGTGCATGGATTGAAGAAACGAGGGAAGAAAAGGAACTAAAGTTACAACGGGCGGCGAACGAAGAATTTGATATGATTTTAATGAGCCGTGATTTGTTCGGGACAATTGATTTTTCGCCGGGGACGAAAAAGAATATGCTTAATGAATTGATGGATAAATATTACCCGGAAGGGAATAGGTTGTCAACGTTTTCTGATAAGAATAGTAAGCATGCGAAGAACGTTAAAAAGAAGAGAGATACTTTGTTAAGAAATCTTTCTTCAATGATGAATATTCCGGGACCATTAGGAGGAATTTATCTTGACAATATAGGGATAGATCTGCTGGTGAGAGATGAAGCGCATGATACGAAAAATTTGTTAGTGCCAATGGAAAATGAGATTAGCGGTGTAAACAGCAGCACATCTCAAAGAGCGATGCACAATTTATTCGCAAGCAAGATCATTCGCGGGCAAAAT